ACCCACTCTTGGGGTGTGGCGTCGGGATCAACGGTCATCACGTCCGTCCTCTGTCGTAGCCGGGTGTCGAAGGGTTGAGCTGAGAAGCTCGAGCAGTTCGTGCTCGTCGTCAGTCAGTTCACGATGAAATGGACCAACCCAGCCATCCGTCTGCATCACACCTTCTCGAAGAAGCTTTCGTAGGAGACCGATCGCGGTGAGCGCCTGGGCCTTCTCGACGGCAACGCTACCGGGAGCGTTCGCCCAGCCGGTCCAGGGGGCGTGACCGGTAGATACCGTCTTGGGAATCATCCCCGCGACTGATCCGCCATACACTTCGTCATGTGGTGAAGTCCTGGCTGAGGGATTCCACGTGCCGGCGCCATTCGGTTCGAAGTCGCCTGACATATCACGTACCTCCTCGACGACGACGCTGGGTGTCGACCTTCCGCCCCTGCTTGACCCAGGCCCCGCGGATATCGGCCGCATCGCCCGCGGCCTCAATCTCCTCAGCCAGCTGATGGCCGAGTGACTCCAGGAGCCCCGTCACTGAAACCCCATTCTCTTCCGAGAACGTATGCCACGCTTCGTGAGACTGCTCACTCAGGTACGCATGCAACGCTTGTCGCTCAGCCATGTTACTTTCTCCTCATTCTTAGTGGTCTCACTTAACTCTCCTCACCCGACTCTTATCGAAACTTCGACGTGCTGGAGCTCGAGGGTTCTTCTTCTTAGAGAAGGTTGGTCCGTAAACCTCGATGTACTCCTGGGTCGGGTCAACGTGATGATAGACGAAACGAAATGTTCCGCTCTGCCCTTGCACTCTGACCGGGTCACCACGGTTCATACCATTCCACGATTGCGCGCGGGTCACTCCGTCGGCAATCACTTCAGGTGTCACAGACGCTGTGTCATCGAGCGTGTCGAGTAGCGCTGTGGTGATGATCCGATGCTCCGTTGCGGTCGGCGGCCTATGCCGCTCAAGCGCATTGATGGCGGACTGGGTCAGACCCGTCTGCTCGGAGAGAAGCTTGCGTGACCATCCCAGGTCCTCACGAAGTTTCCGCAGCTCCTCACCGGTGAAGGTACGCTCTTCAGTCATCGCCACCACGGCCCATCAGTACATACGAGCCGCATGAGCGGATCTCCTGGGTCGTGCTGAGGCCATGGGGTGCTCCAGCGCTCGGGATCTCGCTTGAACGTCCGAGTCGCCTCACACGCATCAAACCGCTTCCCCGTCTCAGTATCTACGAGCTCACCGACGTCGAAGCTCATCACGGCGATTGCCAGACCTCACACAAGCGAACGATCTGCTCACGACTGGTTGTTGGTGCGGTTTCAGTATGCCCTGTGCTACGCGACACAGTACCAGCAAGAACCCACCAACAGACATCAACAAGGTGTATACCAACATCACCTGTCTTCTCGAGTGCGACCAGTGCCGCTGGAACCTCGAGGGCGTCGGCACTCTTCAAGGCCGTCGCGAATCGAACTGCTTTCTCGAACCGATTAGCTTCCTCCGGTGTCATCGAAGTGGCCCATAAGTGAATCGACACATAGAGCAAGGGCAACCGGTATCTTGCTTACGTATGTCCCGATTGAACCGAATCTGCAGAATCAGGTTGACGATGCCCGAACCGATGACGAACCCTAACAGACTGCCGAAAGATATTCCGAGTGTCATCCACCACTCCTCAAGATCGAACTTGTTGTGAACATTGTATCATAAGTTGGGATCACTGTCAACCACCGACCGGGAGGCGTGAGTAGATGTCACGTCCTCCCGTCGGCGGGCGGTCTCAGCTGGCGGGAGGAAGCTGCTCGACGTACTGCCGACCGAGCTCCGTGAGGAACCAGATGGGCGTGCGGGAGTCAGTGCGCTCCTTGGCGACGAACTCCCGACGCTTGAGGTTCACGATGGATGCGTAGGTCGCATTGCGCTTGAGGCCAAGGCGCTCGGCGAGGGCGTCCACAGTGAACTTACCCTCTTCGCTGACGGCGATTGACTTGGCGATCATGCGGTCACGTTCGATCACATCGATGGAACGTCGGGTGTTCTCGACGAATGGGCCGGCGGGAGCCTCGGGGGTGGGGGTGTCGGTCACGGTCACGTCTGTCCTCTCGGAGGTGTTGGGTAACGGATCTCAACTGTATCAAGATCTAGGTAGTGAGTTCAACCTTCGTCAGGTCGATCAGTCGCTCGCGATCGCCAATCACCTCACCAGTGAGTTCCCCGGGTGATCCGAGCAGTGAGCGTCTTACCCATGAAGAAAGCCAGCGACCACTACCACAAGGTATCCCTTTCCCCCAGGTCGCTTGAAGTTGAGAGTACTTGCGGAGTGAGTAGACGTTCCAGTTATCAGGGTATCCCATGATGCGAGCTGCCTCGCGATGCGTGAGCGTGCGGTCGAGGTACGGGTGAAGTACTAGCTGGAGCGCGCCGCCCGTGATGACGCGAGCGTGTTTCGTCGGGTCCCAGCGTACGAGCTGATGAAAGCCCAGGTGAAAGTCGTTGTTAAGCAGCTTCTCTCGACGGTACTCCCAAGACGGTGGAAGCGTTCCCGTGAGGTTATGGTAGCGCTTCGCGACATCTGAAATGCTCTCACGGTGAGCCCAGGGTCCGGCAATCGGAAGCAGATCCATGGCACGCCGGAACTCCGGAGTGATCCGAATGGCGTGACCATCAAAGGACCCCGAATCGTCCCGCAACGGAGTCGCCCAGCGACTGGGTCCAGTCCGATACGGCTGCCGTTCCCAGGTGACTGAGGATGACTCGAGGTCCCCGATCGCATCCCAGAGGGTCGGAGTGCTACGGAGTCGCGGTCGTTCGACGCCGAATGGAATCCGTGATGCGACGAAGAAGTAGCGTCGCCGTTCGGCACAGCCTCCAAGCGCGAGGTTGTTGTGCTTGACGTGCCACAAGTGATAGTCGAGACCAGTAGCTTCACGGAGCCACTGGACGAGCGACTGCATCAGCGGCCGACCACCGGTGTATGCCTGCTGAACGGACTCGAATGCGATCACGTACGGACGCACTCGAGCGGCGTAGCTGACTAGTGACCACATGCATTTATTGGCTGGTGAGTCGACGCCTCGGAAGTCACTGCGAGACATAAGCGAGAACCCTGAGCAAGGCGGGTTTCCGAATATGTACTCTGCATCTACAGGGTCCCAGGTAGTTTCGTCGCCCTCTTGTAGTTCCCAGTCGTCACCCAATAGGTGTCGATTCGCCAGACAATTCGGTCCACCGAAGGCACCCTTCAGTTCTCGCTTTCCGACAAGCTTGAAGCCTGCCTGGACGGTACCGAGAGTGAAACCCCCGGCGAACCCCATGACGTCCACTGCGCGAAGTGTCACGGAGTAGTTCTACTAGGCGCTCAGGACTTCAACCTGCGTACCACAGCCATTGCAAATGAACTCATTGTCTTTCGGCTGCACCGCACCTGGTCGATCAAGCTCGCGAGCGCACTTGGGACACTTGTACTTCGCACGGGTGTACTCACCGCTCCGCTGACGTTCGCGGTTACGTTCCTGCTTCGCCTGGTACTTCGCTTCCCACTCCTCGTCAGTGACACCAAGCACACAGGCGAGATTGGCGAGGAAGTGCGCGGCGTCGATCAACTCGCTGACAGCCGCATCACGGTCGGGAACATCACCTGGTGCGTCGTCAGACCACGGCTTCCAGTTGACCTCATCGAGGAACTCAATCACTTCACAGTTGATTGAGAGTGCCTGGACGCGAAAGTAGTCGGCGAGCTTCAGACCATTCCGTTTGAACTCATCGTAGTCAACGTTGAAGTATTGCTCTTGAAGCTCTCGGGTTGATCCGAGCCAAGACCAATGGTCACTCATCGCAGTCGTTCTCCTCCAAGTTCGAGTTCACGCTGGACCTGCTCTTCGACCCAGTCGTACGTCTTTCGCATGCCGTTGGTGAAGGGGATCGACGGCTCCCAGCCGTATAGCTCCTTGATGAGCGTGTTATCACTGGAGCGACCCTTGACGCCGAGTGGTCCCGGGATGTACTTCGGCGAGACATCATAGTCAGCGATGAATGTGATCACATCGAGCAGATCATTGACTGACACGAGCTCTGCACTGCCGACGTTCACTGCATCAACGTAAGCGCCACGACCGACTCGGAGCATGCCTTCGACCGCGTCGTCGACGTAGCAGAACGAACGAAGTTGAGTACCATCGCCCCAGACCTCAACCTCGGTGGTGCCGGTGAGCTTGGCGTGCGCAACTTTCCGACACAACGCGGCGGGCGCCTTCTCACGTCCACCTGTCCAGGAACCATGTGGTCCGTAGACATTGTGAAACCGTACCACACGAGTATCGAGGTTGCGATCCTCACGGAAATGTCGGTGCATCCGCTCACCGAAGAGCTTTTCCCAGCCATACCCATCCTCGGGATCGGCCGGATAAGCATCACCCTCGGCGAGCATCCAGCGCTGAGAACTCATATTCATCGGGTCGTTCTGCATGTACCCGGGATATACACATGCACTGGAGGCGTATGTGACTCGACCCCAACCTGCCACATTGGCCAACATGAGCACGTTCGTCGTCGTCAGCACTGTGAGCATACACTCGAGTTTGTTGGTCTCGATGAAGCCCATACCGCCCATATCAGCAGCAAGCTGGAACACCTCGTCGAAGCGATACTCCTGCAGCTTAAGTGCTGTGCTTATGCTGCTTAGATCGAAGTAGTCGACGTTCCCCACTTCATGCACCTGGTGCCACTGGTCGAGGCCCTTGATGTCGACTGCTGTGACGTAATCACCCTCCGCAAGCAGTCGCTTCACGAGGTGACCGCCGATGAATCCACCGGCTCCGGTCACAAGAACATTGCGTTTGGTCATCAATGATCTCCCTCTTTGAGTGCGGTGTTGACGTCGTCAATCCACACATCATTCGCATCTTGGGTATGAGCTGGCAGCAGATCTCTCACGAGTTCATATGCATCAGCAAGTCGGTTGACGACACTACCGACCATCGTCGCCGAGCGTAGTCGCTCGCAGAACTCGAGTGTGATTCGGTAACCGAACAGCTCACGTTCGAGATCGGTGATGAGGTTGTGCTCATTGCGCACCGAGTGCGTCGTCGGGTGACCATAGCTGACATGCACGTGAAATGAATCAAACACAGCACGAGCAACGTACGATGCGAGGATATCATCGTACCGACCGACACCGCACATGACCTGAAAGAGTGGCGCGACGATGCGTACGAATCCCGTGTTCTGCGTATTGATCGGTGCCCATGTGCCAGCATTGAGCACCATGTTCTGACTAGCCATCACGTGTGTCGCCCATGGCTTATTCGCAAGTCGCTCGAATGCGTCAACATCAGGATCACCGGTGGTTAAACCATTGACCACCGCAACTGAATCAACATCAGTCGGCCCACGAACACCGAGCATCACGCCTGGTGTAGTCGATCGCTCATGAATTGGGAAGCCACGAGCCCAGGTTGGCGGGCTGAGTAGACCGCCCGGGTTGAACCAACCGTTAGGTGAAGTCCACAAAGATTGACGCGCGCAATACAACTCATCAAGCATGCGTCGCACATAGTGCTCGCTCGGCGAGTTATCGTCGTCAACCGTGATGATCACATCAGCGCCGATTGAAATGGCGTGAAGTAGAGCGAGGTTGCGGCGCTGAATTGAGCGAAGACCGATAACATCATGGCTTCGCCAACGCGTCGCGTTTGGCGTGTTAATACCGATGTATGCGCCGTCGAGCGTCTCTTCGACGTACTCCTGAGCCTCAGTCGGGGTTTGAACATCGCCGGCCACAATGATCTCGAGATCTTCGTCGGAGTCGCGCTTCCAGTCAATCACGTACCGTTCCAGTACGGTGGGAACGTTGATGGTGGTCGTGATGAGTGCGACCTTCTTATCTATCACAGGCGCAGCCTCTCTTCGATCAGCTTGATTATGCGTCGTTCATTGCAAGCTTTATCGTATAGTCTGCGCTGCGTCGTTGCCAACCACGCCCACGTATCGGGACTGGATGACACAGCGTCGACCTTCTTTCGAAGTTCATCAGGTGAATCAACCCGCAACCACTTAGCGAGATGAATGCGCTCGTCATCGATTCCGACGCTGGACTCCCAGGCTTCCACCTGATCCTTTGTCGGAATGATATGCCCCTGCGTATCATACTCAGGATGAAAGAAGCAGATGGTTCCCGTAGCGAAAGATTGCCATGGCTTCGTCGTTGCCCAACCTGAGCCACTGGATGGCGTTGTGAAGGTACACTTCACGCTGCGGAGTAGGTCGTAATATGCTTCGGCAGGAGCGGGCTGGATGACTGGACCACCGAGAGTTGTGATCGTCTCCTGTGACGCGGGTGTCCACTTCCCGTGAATGAAGTCGGGCTGGAGCGGCAGCACGAACTGAGTAAGTGCATCTAGTCGATTGTGCTTCACATACGACCGAGCTTCATTAATGAATAGACCGAATTGTCGACGACCGTAGAAGTCGCCAGAGAACTCGGCGTTCACGTGCTCAGGAAGGATGCCGCAAATCTCGAGCTGTGAGTAGATGTACTCGTGATGCGCGGTCCAAACGTTGCCATCGACTTTCGTCACGGCGTCGCTGAACCCGCATTCCTCGGGCGACCGCGTGTCGGTGTAGCGCTCGTGCTTATCGGTCCGAGTGAAGTCGAACTGACCCAGTACCGGGTGCAACGGTGGCCACTTCAGATCACGACACTTGAGGTAGTTGCGAGGATCGGGACAGAGCCAGATCTCTTCACGGCTCAGTGGGTCAATCTGACGGAAGGCGTTGATACCTCTCACCGCGTATGAAGCGTAGTTGACAAATGCCTCTTGTGGCTGGGTGACATCATCCCAACCCGCTCCAACCTTCGGAATTGGTGAATTGCTTGTACCGTGCTGACCCGTCCAAATCACGAGTTCATCGACGTTGCGAAAGAGGTCAAGTGTATATTGGTCGTAGATTGCGATCTTTTCAAGTGTGCTTTTCGCTTGACGAAGGTCGGCCTTCAGATTGGGTAGGATGTCTACCCAGGGGTTGGTGACGTTACTGGGGAGTCCAACGTCCATGGGCTTTTCACCCGAGTTTCGACCTATGATCACCCACTCAACTTCGGGATGAGCGAGCGCGAGCGTCTTGAGGAGCAGCGGTGGTTCATCATCTCCGCCTACTACTCCCCAAGCGCTCGGGTCGAGGGGCATGCTACGCCCAAGCTTGCAATACCCCACTCGCAAGATGTACTCCTTCGATCAGCCGGTGAATCGCGGTGTAGCCGTCACGGCGACGGGTACCGACACTCGACGTTCGATCACGGTCGTCGGGTTCTCCACGAACTGAGTCACGTTGACGTCAGCGGTCTCGACCTGAGGAGTTTCGACGGGGACCGTCACAGGGACGAACACGGGAACAGGGACGGTGATAGGGACAGGCACAGTGATAGGAACGACGATCGTCGACGGCACCGTCACAGTTGTCGGAGGCGCCGTCGTACTGGTCGATGCCGGGACAGTCGTGGTAGTGGTCGTCGGTGCACATGTCGTTGTGGGCTGGCAGCCATACTGACATGCACCTGCCGGCTCACCACTGGAAAGCATGAAGATACCAGCAAAGGTGAAAGCAGCAGTGAACGCCAGCGCAGCGAACCTACGAATGGTCATTGAGTTCGATCTCCTGTGATCGGGGGTTTGTCGCCTATATCCTAGCTGGGGATGGGTGGCGGGGGCGGCACCTGAGGGGCCTCAGCCGGCGGAGTGTACGGCTGCTCGAATGCCTGCGTCGGAGGTGTGACCGGGCCTTGCGGGGCCGGCGCCGGAGTCTCGGGAACCCACTGACCATTGACGAACGCCCAACCGGGAGGAGCCGCCGGAGCGGCCGGAGCCACAGGAGTCGGAGCCACGGGAGTAGCCACGGGAGCAGGAGCGATCGGGGCTGGTGCGACTGGAGCCGGAGCCGGCATCGGAGCTGGCGCAGGAACCTGAGGCATGGGCGGCGCCACGGGACCAGGGGCGATCGGAGGCGGCATCGTCGGAGCAGGCATCACCGGCATCGGTGCTGGGGCAGGAGCTGCCATTGGGCTGGGAACGATCGGAGCAATCATAGTGGGAGGCGCAACGGCCGGTGCGCCGACGGGACCGGGTTGCATAGCCATTTGACCGGCGGCCTGGGCATCGGGCGGCATGACGTTATTGACCTCGTTGCGCGGCTGACCCTGCCACATCCGGGTACCGAGCTCCATGCGCACCCGTCGGTTCACCAACGTCGCGGCGACCTGCTCCCACGCTGGCTGTCCGTTGAAGAACTGCGTGTCGAGACCGTGAAACGCCATGTGTCGGAAGAAGATCGCCAGTGCGGTCGGGCTATCGGGCGAGAACACATACTGATTGAACACCGTCTTGCCCGCGTGCGGTCCAGTCTCCACGCGGTACTTCGTGCGGATCATGGGCTTTCCGGTAGAGCTGTCCGTCGGCTTCGTCTCGGTGCAGACGAGGTCGTAAGTGCCGTCGGGCAGCGGGTCGAAACTGACGGTACTCGCTTGGGCGAGCGCCTGCTGGAAGTTGATGACGGTCAAGTCGGTTCTCCATGTGTGCTGAGCCCGAAGGCTTGATTCAACGTCTGATGCATCACATAGACGTTCGGGTCGAGGATGACGTCGCCTAAGACGCCCTGTACTGCTTCACCCGCTTCATAAAGAGGGTGTTGTGTGATGAGCAGCTTTCGAACCTCGGGTCCGGTTGGCTGCCCATGTGCATCCATCGTGTTCTCTTTGTAAAGATACCCGATGACGTCCATCCAGTAGGGCAAAGCGGTCTCAATCTGCCCTTGCATTGAAGGTTTCCACTTACCACTGTCACCGCGCTGCCGTGTCTCGGCAATGAACATCACGACAGCTAGTGGACGAAGAGGGTGAAGTGTTAGGTCACGGAGACCACGAATGATCCGTGACATGCGCTCGAGAAGTGCGCCCCAATGCTCGAAGCCGCCGGTATTCTCAAGCGCTTCACGACAACGCCGCTGGATCTCGGTGATTGAGTCGACCACGAGCGACTGGAAATGATGCTGCCCTTGTGTGAGCCATTGATACGCTCTCTCAACCGTTATCCAGTCATTACACTGGACAACGCAGATATCCCACGTCCCATCGTAGAGAGGCGGTGGTCCACTAGGTACCCAGTGTGTGAGGCGCACGGGTCGTCCGTACATTGCCGTCACGTTGCTTGCACTGGGAAGAAACCGCGTTCGACCTTCAGCATCGAAGAAGAGAACAGGCGGAGGACACGTTCCCGCGAGCGTGGTCTTACCGACCTTCGAGAACGCGTGAATGAGTATTGAAAGAGGTACGGTCACAAGTAGTGTGAACCCTTTCGAACGTGGTGGTCTTAATCTATCAGGTTCGCAGATTGAAATCGGCCAAGCGCATCGTGTGTTATCTTCTTTTGACCTTCTATGCTCGCTGCTTTTGCGATTTCACTACGGGATCGCCCATCACGACCTGACGCAAGACCTGCTTTACGCGCTGCTTCAACTCGACGTTCTTGTGTCCATTCATTCCGCGCACTCCCACCATAGTGGCCCTCAATCGATGCATGACATCGACGACAAAGCCATTGGACATCAAGTACGTGATCATCATCATAACCGTTATGATGATGACCGTCAAGACGACGATTACGTGGTGGTGGCGCACCACACATCTCACATTGGTCAGCGGGGATGAGATCCCCACTTTTTATTGCTTTAACGATAAGATACTTAACGTGACGTCGACGTCGAGGATCAACTTTCTTCATTCATGCTCACGCGATCATCATAACGACGAAGTGGGTTAAGCGTGACAAAGTGATCTTTCACAAAATCCTCGGCACGTGAATTATCGTCGAAGCTCGGACACACTGCACTGAATTCACAGCCCCAAAGACACCGAGTACTTGGGCTGGGATACACAGCAAGTTGGTGTCCGACGCCCTCCTGAAGTGAACGTTCGACCTGCATGACCTGCAGTGTCTCACCCACGAGTCGCCGCTTGAAGTTGCTGACCTGGTGAGGATTGTGCCGAACCTCGACACGCTCGTAGAACGGCGGCTTAGCAGTAGCTGTCCGCTTGACCTTGCGGAGCATGTTGTAGAGAGCACCGTCGACCAATGGTACACCGTCAGCGATGTCGTCCGCGACGACTTCTGGTCGGTTTCCCTCCTCTAACACGTGGTAGTGCTGCATCTGCTCATCCCATAGGAGCATACGTGTGAGCTGTCCGAAGCTCTGTGTCGTCTTATGATCCATCCAAAGCACAGCGTCGTCATGCTCACGCTGGAGCTGAACGTCGACTGTCCCGCCTAGTTGAATGTTAGGCGTGTCATCGCTGGGAGTCTCGATGCTCGTCGTGAGTGTACGCTCTGACTGAATCACCGCATACCCTTGATCGGCACCAGTCTCAGAGATCCACTGGACATAACCCTCGATCATCGCACGTGCGAGGTCAGCTTCCTTCTTAAAGTCGAGCAAACGCTGGGTAGCCGGGTCTGCTTCGAACTCAGCAAGCTGCCCAATGAGCGTCGTTTCGTCGCGGAGTAGCGCGTCCTCCAGTGCCTGCTCGGGACGAGTACCTTGCCAGCCGGGTACATAGTACGCGGCCAACGCTTCGTGAATGCGCGTGCCAATTGCGAGCGGTCCAGTCTGTGACTGAGCACGTGGTGCAAGGCCTCGATACCAACCCAACCACCACTTACGTCGGCAATGTTTGAATGTCTGCAGCTCGGAGTTCGTAATCCGCCGCTGGCCATCTTCGGTGTAAAGACCTGCGACACCAATACGAGCATCTTGATCACTTGCCACTTGCCACAGCTCTGGTGTGAGTGATCCAACGAGTACCGCACGCGCCTCGATTGACGTCGGTGAGAGATGTTGAACGAGCTCGGCGACACGTGCGGCATGAGTTCGCTCGGCCTCCAGCTCGGTGATCACCTCGGGTTGCTGGAGTAGCGCACTCGTATCACCGAAGTTCGGATGATTGAGAATGTCCAACCACAGCGTATCATCAACGCCGTCGATTTCATCGAGATAGATGAAGGTGCCGTTGGTACCGACGGGGAATGTCTGTGCGACACTCGGTACTTTAGGAAGTGGATCGGGTGCCAGTGCGATGCGGTCACCGGTCATGACCACCGCAAGTGCTGCGCGTTCCTCAGGGCGCATGGCGCGCTTGCCGGTTTCGATGTTGTGTAGCTTCGCGGGAGTGAGTCCGACTTGAGCGGCAAACTTCTCACGGCTCAACTTGAGACTCTTACGCACCGCGAGCACCTGCTCACCGGTGAAGTCAGACATAGAACTCCCTACTTCTTCGGGTTCATGATGAGGGCTAGTGCGATCGTGCCGAGTGTCAAGATCAGCACGGTGAGTACAATAGCTATGGGCCAATCGACATTCATGTGATGTCCTCTATCTCGGGAAGTGTCTGCGTTCGAAGTAGGGCTTCGCGGTCATGCACGATGTCTTCGAGCTGATCGAGCTTACGTCTTAGGCTCTCGAGTTGTCGGATCTCGATCGTACCAGGTGCGACGATGTCAATGATAGTGACCGTCTCGTGCCGCTCTGATCCGATGCGGTGCACGCGATCTTCGGCTTGACGGTTATCGATCGGTGACCACGAGCGTTGGAGAAACACAATCGTATCAGCTGCCGTGAGCGTGATGCCCGTACCTCCAGCGCCGAGTGTGAAGAGTAGCACGCGGACGTGACCGTCCTGGAAGAGCTTTACGTTATCGGCGCGATCGTACTCTGAGATCTTACCCGTCACGAGACGATGTGACACACCCAGCTTCGTCAGACGTTCAGCCGCGAGCTCGATAAGCTGTCGTGAGAGTGCGCAGACCACGATCTGCTTACCCTCCAGCTCACCGAGGATTTCTTCGAGAACGTCAAGCTTAGCGCTGGGTGCTGTGAGTAACACCCGACCAGCATCGTCGAGTGTACAGCTGGCCGATGCAAACTGGAGTAGTCGGGTAGCCTTCGTTAGGTTATTTGGTGCGATCAGAACGTCGTCGTTGTCCTCGAACGTGACGAGGAGATCCTTCTCCATCTGCTTATAGAGCTTCCGCTGCGTCGGAGTGAGGGGTGCATGTCGTGTCTCGCGGACCTTGGGTGGAAGCTGTGTCAACACTTGTGCCTTCAGTACTCGGCGGAAGCGAGGTGCGACGATCTGGTCGAACTCGCCGCGTGTGTCGGGTCGTACACCAACGATGTCCAGTGTTGCCTGGGGGTTCCACGCGATCAACGCGTAGCGATCGATGAACTTCGTCTTCACAGCAAAGTCATCGGGCGCAACACCGTGAAGTAGAGACCAGAGGTCGCCGACATGGTTGGCGATTGGCGTGCCAGTTAGCGAGATGCGATGCTTCACGCTAGGTTGATGCTGGACTGCCCAGCACGCTCGGGTCTGCTGGCTTTGCGGATTCTTCATCTTGTGAGCTTCGTCGATGATCACTGACTTGAAGCTGAACTTCTGAAGTTCCTTGTCATGCACCTGACAGCGAGCCGCAGTCACTGTCGAATCGTGACCACCACCACACGCCCGGCAGCGTGTCAGTCGGACTGAACCATAAGGAGCGAGTCGCGAGTGAATCTTCGCGGCCTCGAAGTTCAGTATCACGAGTGCGGTCGGATCCTTGAGCGCCTCAGCAAATTGCTGACGACGCTGGAGTGCTGAGCCTTCGATGACGTATGGAGTAGCGTCAGGGAACCACATTGCAGCTTCATGATTCCAAACATGCTTTACTGAGTTCGGGCAAATGACAATACCCGGAAGAGAATCTTCAAGACCCCAATATCGAAGTGTGGAAAGCGTGATACAACTTTTGCCTGTCCCCATTTCTGATGTATCTATCGTACCAATTGTACCCGTGTTGACGATGTTGTGATATGCAACGCTCGCCCGCTGGAAATCATAGAGACGCGGGTCGAACTGACCCGTGCCGTCATACGTCAATCGGTCACGGAAGTCGATCGATGCGGCGTACCAGCTCCAGCGTTCGACATACCAAGCGTGAAGCTCAGGGCTGAGCGTCAGTCGTGGTGAGCCATCTTGCTTCGTACCCTGGAAGATTCCACACAGAGCAACGAACACACCCCACGTCGCAGGGCCTGACCACAAGTCATCGCTCGACCGATAGTTCAGACCAGGTACCTGTGATGCGAGGTCCTTCTCGGTCCAATCAGTTCGCAATGTGATTTGTTCGGCTGTGTGATCGGCGTGTGCCAAGATTATTTCACTGACTTCAATCGCCGCTTCTTTCGGTCACGTGTGTCTTCGAGCAACCATAGACGCACCTGCTCTCTGGCCGGCGCTTCACCACTCTTCAGATTGTAGCCCGGCGGTCTGTGATCGTACTTATCAGCGAGGATGTACCCGTTGTAGTCGAGTGCGATGTGCCGCTCGGTCTGGCATCGTGCACAACGTAGGTGTAGGATTGCCCATGCACCGTGCCAGTAATCCGTACCGGGCATGACCCAGTCAACGGGTCGTGGGACCTGCTCCATCCAGTGGCGCGTGCCTCGACACGGATACGTCAGGACATGCTGCTTCGTTGTCATCGTAATTCCTCATCTCAGTTGTCTTCTGTGAATGCCCAGCGCTTAGCGAATTCGTTATCGTGACTTGCGAGCCACGTGATCACAGCTCGCAATGCATCACGGGTATGTCGTGACTCGAGCCAAAGGCCTCGACGCTGGAGTGCTTCGTCATGTGCGAAGTTCTTCGTGTCAGATCGCCCAACCTCGTGATATTCGAGATTGAAGAATGTAGCGAGTGCCCACGTAGCGCCAAGTATGTGAATGAGATCGTCGATACCGGCACGCGTCTTTCGCAGTGTGTCTTGTGAGAGATCCAACCGTTCGATCACCAACACGGGTCGAACGCCTTGATGAATCATGCTTTGCGTGGTCGAAATAAGAGCAGCATACACTGCTTGCGGCTTATCGACGATATGCGCGAGGACACAGTGTTTCTCATTGTCCCAAACCACAACACCCGTATTCGTACCCGGGTCAACACCAATCACGATCTTAGGACGTGTAGCTGTTGTTACCAGTGTCTCAATCATCTACGTCTACCTTATCAGGTTCAAGTGTAATTCATTGAGAGATGATATCTTGTGCATGTCTAGCTTTGACGTGCTGTACAAGATTAGGTTTCCGCATCACAGCATCACAATAAGGACACTCAAAGCGTTGCTCATTCTTTGCTGCTTCAGAAAGACGTACGCGATGTTCAGCAGACTTAGGTCGTCCGCGATGTGCAGCTGACTGCTTCTCACGTGTTTCAGGTGATTGTGTCTTTCCTAACATACCCACGTGATTTGCTTTGATTGCAGCGATGTGCTCGGGTGACTTAGATATACCCTTATGTGCATTTGCGATCTTATCGCGAGTTTCTTGAGTATGCTTGTAGCCGATACGATGCAACTTCGTATGACAAGCACAATGTATGATTGCTAAGTTACTTGGTTCGTCGTTTTCATGATCACCGTCGATGTGATGAACTTGTCCGTCATCGGAATCTTTCCCAAATTGGTGAATTAACGTATCGCAATAACCACACATCCAGGGGGCAGGACCGTAGCGCTCAAAGCGCAAGTTCCACATATCTAGCGGGCATAAGCTCTCTTAGTTCCCCACGAACTACCGATCGTGATCTCTGACTCAAGCGGCACCGCGAACATCGTACTATCGTTCATGATGCCACTCACCGTATGAACGACGTCGTGAAGTATTCCGTCGGGGACTTCGAGGATAACTTCGTCATGTACAGGAATGACTAAGTATTCTTGTAACCCCGCTTGTGCGAGCTGGATCAACTTCAATTTCAAGACCTGTGCCGCACTTCCCTGCACCATGAAATTGACGAGCTTGTAGATCTTATCGTCATCGATCGAGAACCGACGACCAAAGAGTGGTCCCATCACTGATGCCGTGCCGGTCTCACGAAGGTTACGCTCGCCTTCACCGGTGATTCGACGCTGGAGCTGCTTAATCGCTGGGAATCGAAGATTGAGAAGTGCCATGAACTCTTTCGCCTCAGAGAGACTAATACCCGCGGTCCATGCGAACTTCTTATCACCTGCTCCATAGATCGTTGCATACATTGCATTTTTAGTGATTTGTCGACGGGGGTCCTTCTTTTGAATGTTCGGATCATTAAAGATCCCCCGAGCCATCTCAGTGAAAAAGTCATCAGCATCGAATGCGTGAATGAGATCTTGATCTTCACTCAGTGAAGCAAAGAGACGGAACTCAATCTGCGAGAAGTCAGCGAATACGAGTGTATGATCGGGCGCGGGGATAACACAAGATCGCACGAGCTGTGCAAGCTCATTCGTGTCTGTACGAGGGAGGTTCTGCATGTTTGGCGAGCTCATTGACATGCGACCGGTTTCCGCAGCCACGAAATTTACACTCGGATGAAGTCTATCATCCTCATCCACATCCTCGAAGAAGTGCCGCAAGTACGTGCGAGCAACCTTCTGTGCTTTGCGACGCTGGAGCACGAGGTTCGCGAGCGGGTGATCAATGCCATCCAGCACCTCAGCATCTAGCGCGATCGAACCACCCTTCGTCAGGGTTGTGAACGTGATCCCCTGGTTGGTGAGGTACTCAATGACGTCTTTGTTCTTCCCAGGGTGCACGTTGTAGTACGTCTGACAGTATGTGGCGAGTTCATCGACGTACTTGAGCAGCTCATCGTGCTTCTGCTCAGCACGTGCGGTGTCGACGCGAATGCCGTGATCTTCCATCTTCCCACAAACCGACGACACAGCGAGCTCGAGCTCATAAGCGCGTGGAGCCTCAGCCATGGTACGTGGGTGGAGGATATCATACACCTGCCGAGTGAGTACACAGTCAATGCCGGCATACATCCAGTACATCTCGAAACTCAAGGGAACGGTATCCCAGCCGAAACCTGAGGTCTTCATGGCATCATCTAGCTGAGACTGCAGTACAGCTGCACGGGGATCGACCAACTGCGAGCTGAGGCGCTTCAGTGCTGCCGAGCGAGTGGGTTCTACGACCCTGGACATCAGCATTGTGTCGTGACAACGCTCGAGAGGAAGTTGAACGTTCAACCACTTACGAATGACACGCTCATCGTATTTCAGATTATGCCCGACAAGCGTTCCTGTGAACTTCTTGATGAGCTCGACGAAGAATCCGGCCCATGACCGGTTGCCCTCACACTCAAACACCCACGCCTGCTTATCATCCCCGAGCTGCCCGAGTCTGATGTGGTGCTCATGTGGTCTCAAACCCGTGGTCTCGGTGTCTATGGCAAGAACACCATTACCCAGGTCGGTTAACCACTGGATGCAACGCTCAGCATCTGCGAACGTGTCGACCTTCGTGACCTTGACGTCATCCAGTGCCGGCACGAATCTCCTTCACGAGCTTAACTTCAAGACCGCAATCTTCAAGTAAGCCATATGACTTCTCAGGATCACGATGATCCGAGTACGTGACTTGGACGACCACACGTGCGAGTCCCGAGTTGGCAATCATCTTCGCACAAGCCCAGCATACATCGCTTGTGGTGTAGATCGTACCACCAACTCGATCTGTTCGATCGCATACGAGTAAAGCGTTCTGCTCCGCATGAATGCTTGTGCAATCAGAATATGACTTGAGTGTATCGGCGCGTGGCCCATACTGCGCACGCTCACAGAAGTCGCTACATGGACCTTCATTGGGATAACCCGCGGGTGGTCCCGTGTACCCAACCGCAACGACTCGGTTGCGTGGGTCGACAACCACTGCACCGATCTGACCACGAGTGCAGCGACTACGTCGAGCAATCGAGTGCGCAATTGCAAGCCACGTATCATCCCATGAAGTACGATAAAGTGTCATGCTCCACCCCGATGAAACACTGGTGGCTTATAGCACTCGTGACACTCATTGGGATGTTTAGACTCGGATGGTAAGTATGTATAGTGACACCACGAACAGAAACGGCGGTCCGGTTGGTACCGATAGAGCCGCTTCAGGTGCACCAGAGAGCCCGCAGTCACCTGCTCGGGTTCCAGTTGGTTAAGCCCCAATCGACGCGCGTGATCTGCTGTAGCGAGCCAAACCAGGTCGGCCGGAGTCTGCTCAGTTACGATCATTGGTACGCCGAGGGTGACTGGTGGCATCGAGTCATACCAGTCAGTCGGCGTAGTGAGCTGCGAAGCGAGTTCGAGATGCTCTTCATAAAGATGAAGTGACCATGATGTATGCGTGTATGACCCAACACCAACGTTCAGCACAGCAGCCAGAGTACGCTGGAGTGCCGTGAACTGGGCAAAGTCATAAGGGATTCCGAGCCACAGGTCGGAACTTCTCATTGTCACACGAGCATCCAGTACATCATCACGGATCGTAAACCCGAGCGAGAGCGTACACGGAACGTCACTACTGGATGTCTCCAGCTCGTCATGGCGCCACAGGTTCACAACCGCTTGGCGAGACGCGGGGTCTCGCTGCAACAGGCGCACGACCTGTCGTAACTGTGTTCGAAGTCGAGGACCGTATGCTCCACGAAGTCGTCCAGCGTCGGTGAACTCGAGGAATCGCGGCTGGATCGCTGTTAACTGGTGCACATCCGAGTAGCCACCCAGCAGTTGGATAAATTCGGCGGACGCGACCGCAAGGTTGAGCTTGCGTCCAATTCCGATCGGCACCGAGTGTGTCGGTTGCTGGAGTGCGATGCAGACATCAGAAAGTTCGAGCGTCCGTCGACCACGCGGGTTCGTCCAGCTACCGTGACGTATGACCCGATCAATGAGGTCACGATAACCGAACCGCATGTCGTCGACTTCAACGAATAAGCTCAACTCTGAACCTCGACTCCAGCTATGCGAGCGACTCGTTTTGCTGCTCGAATCGCTCCCTTCTTTGTCCAGGCGAAACCGACGTTATTACGAGTCCAACCCGGCTGAGTGAGTCCGTGAATCAGCCAGCGGTAGTACTTAGACTCACGCGGATAGGTCTCACGAATGTGGACGTACACTTTCCCGTCGACGCTCAGTGAAATTTTCATGATTACCTCGACGTGATCGTCACACCAGACAGTGTGCTCGTGGTGACCTCGTTGATCTCGACGATGTTACGGAACTTCGTCCGATTCGGATCTCGGTAGCCAATGACGTGGAAGCGGTAGGTCTTGTTGACCTGAAGCTTTCCATAGACGTCACTCGAGTTCTTCCGACCGTTCCACTGGTCGGTGATCTCGAAGTTCTCCTTGTCGGTGTACACCATGTACCGACAATCGTTCGACTTGAAGCAGGTCCGCTCCTTGCTCGTGACAGTCACCTGCTCCCACGAGTCGACGCTCGAGCCGCAACTGACCAGCATGGTTCCGGCGAAGGTCGCTGCTGCGGCACACTGCAGAATCTTATGACAATTCATCCTAGCTCCTTGGGATCATCTTCTTCTTTGACTGCGGAGGCAATACTCGAATCGCAATTCGGCGATTCGATAAGCGGTGTAGCAGATGATCGCGGTGATGATAATCCATCCGAACATTTGCTCAACTCCTAGTTTCTTTAATGTCTAAGCTACTGAAACCGTAGCACATAAACACGGTCGGCAACTACGTGAAGCAACTTCATATCGGAGCGGCGAGTACACGGCCTTCTTAGGCGCACTTAAGATCCAGTTGGTATACCTGCTATAGACTTCGAGTTCTCTGGAAGTTGGCTGTGCATACACCCAATGCGCTTCTTCAACGAATAGACGACCATGAGATCTGACTTCGATGACTTGAACTTGATGCCAACCCTCGACACGTGGTGTGCGATTGGGTGGTAAACTCGCACGCACAGTGAAAGGTATGAGAATGTAGTCACCGACTTCGACGTCCGCAACCCTCATATTTCATTCGCTTTCTAACTCAAGTTTTTTCCCATCTAGTTCACATCCTAGCGCAAACAGTGCACGACACAGCACATGCGATAGATGATCATCTTGATCATCGCCTGCAAGGTAAGCAAATGCGTGAGCAAGCATATGATTCAAGTGATCACGTATGGGAAGATCGCGCCAGTTACCTGCGCCATACTTCTCAGCACCTGTGTGTAGCACCTGAGCTGCAGCCATCAATGCGCGTGCATCGAGAAGATCCATACGATATGGAATATCACTCTGCCCCGCGCCGTTCTCGGCGATGATTATCGGTTGATCCGGACCCATGCCTTCAAGCATGTTCCGGGTCTTAACTCACGCGACCGAGCTTGGGATCCACGAGATTGTACTCGTCGACTTCATCGTCGGAGTCTTCGATCACTGAGTGAGCTTCCGCATCACGTGCATCGGAGTAGCGAACCTCATGTGGCCCGTAGCTCAACGTCTCGAGGAGTTTGGCCAACGCTTCATCACGCTCAGCTGCTTCCTCCAGCGCTTCCTGAGCAACGATCGGCAAGAACGTCGAGTCCTGGATCCGCTTCGTCAGCTTGGCAATGATGAGGAATGGATCATGGAACATCCGGGTGCGGTAACGATCATGTTCCCCGTCGACGACCGAACGACCGATTGTCTCGAGGACGTAACCACCACCTTCGACACCGGACTCACGAGCACGACTCTTACGAGCGTTCTCGTCGACGTAGATGCGAACCTCGAGCCAACGACATGCCGAGCAACGCTCGCCGCGTTGTGCGGTCCGACCGGCTTCATGATCGTGCTCGGATGCGCAACTGGATGCTGAACCGATCTTATGACCGTGGAACGACACCATCTTCATGAGATGCCGATCGAAGTCGTAATCGCGCAGGACCCAATCTTGACTGTAAGTATGCTCTCTCACGGTGTTCCCTCTGTTGAGATGGAGTATCGAACGTGTTGTGTTAGTCGTAGTCTACACCGTTGTGTTTCTCTCAGTTGCAACAGCACCGGCCGGAGAGTCCCTCACCTCTCCGAAAGATGAAGGACTCTCAACGGCTCGGTGCACGCTCCTCGAGGTGGGCCCAAGCCACCACACTCGTCGGATAAAGCTACATAGCATACTCACAATCCCTCATCACTCATCCAGAGTCGTGCTCCGTGGGAGTGCTTATTTGGGTTGTAAAGTGTGTAATCAACTCTCGAGATCTTAAAACTTCAACTTGCGATCGAGTGAGCGATCGGAAGCTATGCAGCTTCACACTTCCGACTCTTACCTGCTACACGACTCACAACCCCGGTAAAGGACACGCTTCGAACAATAGTGGCCACTACAGTGTCCGACGATACGTATCACATGCCTAGGGTTCCTAGGTTTCTTTAGTGGGCGTCGCCGGACTCGAACCGACGGAACCATTAACTTGGCTTAGTCTCCCCGCTACCCTTCCCGTGTATACCCGGGATTCACTTACCTCAGCGTCCCTCGGGTCTGACGAGTTAGCCTTTCGGTTAGGACAGTTCAACAGCCTATGACACCAAGTTGTCTTCTGCCTTCCCTTCCGCAGAGACGCCCGTGAACTCTACTTCTTTTCTTATAGCACGCCCTCGCTAAAGTCCTGGAGGACGCGCGGTGCCGAACCGTCGAATCCAACCACGTCCAACTGGCCGGGGTCGGTCGGGTCAGCGATCGTGAAGTCCGTGGCGGTCATACCGACGACGGCGAGCCGTGCGTTCGGGTTGACCTTATCACGATACAGACGAAGTGCCTGAGCGGGATGGACTGAACCTGCCCACGTCTCGTTGTCGGTGTACACGACGAACGTGTCGATCTCAAGTCTGTTCTCAAGCGCATACACCATCGGCAGCGCACAGTCGGTTCCACCGAACGCGAGTCCTGAGACCTTACGCACTACGTCATCCAGACGCTGGCGCGGCGAGATGTCGATGGGGATGAGCTTGTGACTGAATGCCGTGACCTGCACATCGGCGTTGGCGCGTAGAGTGATGAGCGCCATAGCGGCGGACGCGACTCGAGGCGTGATGTGTGTGTTGAGTAGGTTGCCCCAGCCCATCGAACCCGAGACATCCAGTGCCACTAGCGTCCGCTTATCGGACTTGGGTACAGACCCAAAGGCGGCGTAGAAACCAGCATCCAGAGCATCTACGATGCGACTGGTAGGCTTCCAGTTGAGCTTCCCCTTCACACCGTGTCCGGCCTGGTAGGTCGTCATCGCGAGCAGCATCTGGAAGGGATGCACCCGTGACTGGACATACGCGTTCGAGTTCTTCGCGAGGAACTGACCGATGAACTTCTCATCGCCGGCACTCGGTACGTGGAGTCGCTTCAGCACGAGCTTCTCGAGTGAGGAACCCGGCGTCATGTGACCAGTTGAGGCGATGCGACCGAACTGCCGGGTGAGGGCGGTCAGTCCCATGTTCGGGATGAGCGCCTCCAGCACCTCGGGCATCCGCAGATACTCGTCGGGCACGGCCTCCCACGGAAGATTCGAGTCCTGAATCGAGGCTACGACTCCGCGCGGCTTCAGTGACGCGACGTGTGAGAGGTTCTCAAAGCCAAGCACGAGATCGGGCAGCTCGACGGTCCAGTCACCGTGCGTCGTCTCGACGGTCCAGTCACCGTGCGTCGTCCAGAATTCATTGCGATGCGTGATCCACTTAAAGAGCGCATCACGTGCCGGATCAGTCGTCGTGGGGTGAGCTTTCCGTAGAAGATCACGGTGGCTCCAGCCGTCACGCTGCCGATACTTCACGACCTGCAAAGCAAGTCGATCGATCGGCTTCTCGGTGTACCAGCGGGCAACCGCCTTGCGAAGTGACGGACCCCAACCACGGAACTGCTGCACGTACCCGATGAAGTTGAAGAGCATCGTTCCCGTGCGGCAGATCTCGGGAAGCGCATCGAGTGCGGCACGACGCACGACGGCGTCGGACGCGCTAGCGGCAATCGCGAGCGTGAAGAGCGTCGGCTTCTGACGAGGTGCGATGTTCTCGAGAGAGACGATCCGCAACTCCTCGACGACGCGCAAACCGGTCTCACGATCGCGGTTCACGAGCTTGACTACGAACTGCGCGTTCTCCAGCGTCAGAGCAGCCTCGGTGGCGTAGTAAGTACCACCATCTGTACCCAGCACAAGGAAACGCCGAAGGCGTGACCACTCATCGACCTGGAAGACATAGCCTCCAGCTGAGTTGCGAACCTGATCAGATCGCGTCGGATCGCGCCGGGTCTGCGGGGTGGACCGCGTTGAGAAGCTGCGGAGTGGATCCGTCATCATATCTCCTTTCGACCTCAAATGTGAGGTTATGTGTCTTAGTTGTTTCTAGCCTCAGGCAAGTGTGTGACAGCCGATATAAACCGCCGTCCTACCGTTGGACGACACCCCGATGTTAGTCGGAGCGGCAGGAGTCGAACCTACATGAGCGGTGCCGGGTAACCGACAATCTTCGGCCTGAGACCAGATGGGATCGCCTAAGTAAGTTGGTACGTGCCGGTTTGTTCACTGATAAAGAGAGATAACCGACGTGCTTCGACCTAGGCGGACGAACTGTGTTATTGACCCGAGAGTCAGTTGAGTAAGTTTGAGAAATCGACGTTTAGGTGCTCTGCCAATTAAGCTACGGGCGGTTGCCCGCCGACCGGACTCGAACCGGTACAACCCCATTAGAAGTGGTAATCGACTTCATTCGACCCAACTGCAAAAGGGTTACTCGAGTAAGTGCGTGGCGGCCGGTGTTTCTCCGATAACCGAATGCCTTCGACCCGAGCAAAGAACTTCCCACTGAAGCCGTTGCAACCAGCCGCACCTTTCGGTGAGAGAAGGAAACCCCAGTGGGTTGTGATCAGTTAATACTTACTCATAACAGAGGAGCGACCCAAACTGCCAGGGCGAGTACCGAACCGATCGGACCCAAAGTTTCGCAAGTGTCAATCTAACTGAGTCGTACCGTTGAGTCAACCAAATTCCGCAAAGTGATACTCGATGAGTTGACTTGAGCGTCGTAGAGGGCCGGCGATCTCGCGATCCTGGGGCGCTTCACTTCCTCGAAGACCGTGAAATTTCCAGGACGACCCTCCACGACTGCCTCTTCATCCACCCCGTGCGGGCGGCTTGGGGTTTCAGACTCAAGAACTTTGTCCTCGCGGACCGGACGCCGGCGGGCTCGGCGGGGAGAGGGGGATTTGTCGAGCCGCCCTGGGGGAGAGGGTTGCGCAACGTCCGGTCCTGCGTGGTTACGAGGTTGACTATATCACGGTTGCCTGGTGTCGAGCCGTTGATCGCACAAGAAGAAAGCGCTGTGTAGTTGGTCCAAGGAGGAGGATCGAGAGTGGCTATCAAACGGTGGTCGAAGCGGTCGAGGCGGTGACTCAGGTGCTACCGTACGGTTTGACCCAGCTGGGGTCTCAGCGTAGACACATTGAACTTCTAATGGGACACGGAGTGAAGGTTGCTCGAACGAGACCTGGGCCCGTGGCGATGAGCGGTCGACTAGATCGATACTCACGACACGGCCTTACGTGTGGGAGCACGTGGGGGCTGACTATTGGCTTGGAGTACCGCGAAGCCTTGGGCTGGAGAGCTCATGTCTTCCGATGGACGCTTCATTCGGGTTAAGTGCCCATTCTGTGATTTCATGTGTACACCGGGACCTCTCGGTATGCACATCAAATGTAAGCATCCGAATGAGTGGCTTACCTGGAATCAACACATTAAGATTTGTCGTACATGTGATCGTGAATTCACTGCTCGTGGAGCATATTGTTCACGTGTGTGCTGGTATCAATGGAAACGTGAGAGAATAACAGATCCGAAACATCGTGCGCATCTCGATGTCGATCGAGCAGTCTATGAAGGAACAGTCGTCTTCACGCAGGACCAACAGGTATTCGGGTGCTGAACGAAAGTTTAACGCCTGAAGAACGTAAAACTTCATCACGACGCGCAAACTGCGCTCGTAATCACGGACGCGATTGCGGATGCTGGGAGCGTGACTAGTGGCGAGCTCGAACTCGAACGGATCCGGCGATGGAGTTTACTCTAACCTAGAATGGGCCCGGGCGTATCAGCGCACCGGGCTTGTATTGATTCCACTGTGGCCGGGTATTAAGATGCACCACAGCTCGAAGGAACACCCAGAACGCGCGCTGCTTGGGCCTGGTGGGTCAGGTATGATGTCCTGGGCTGGTGAATGCTCTGAGGAGTGGGTTGAGAAATGCTGGGGTGATGGTGATCCGCGGGGTTCAGTGAGAAATGGCATCGGCATCATCACCGGCAGTAGAAGTCGACTTCTCATCGTCGATGTCGATACCAAACATCAGTCAGGAGATATCTCCTGGGAAGCATGGCGAGCAGAGCGAGCGAATGATGGGCAGGAGTTGCCCGATGCACCACTGGTGCGTACACCAAGTGGAGGCTTTCACCTCTGGTTTCGCATACCTGAGGGACTCGTCGTTAAGCGATGGATTAAGTGGCTCCCGGGTGTGGACATCCTAGGTGACGGTGGCTTTACCTGCCTTCCACCAACATATATCGCTGAAAAGAATCGTTCATATGAGTTTATGAACGACATTAGGCAGATCCCCAAAGCCCCCGCTTGGTTTCTCGAAGGTCTCGTTGAGCGTAAGCGACAAGGTCGTGTTGGTCAGCTGGCCAGTATGAGTAATGGGTCTGGAGATCACGGCTTCGGTACGAAGTTCGATTGGTTGTGGTTCCTGACGCCGGGAGCGGTGGAAGCTGGTGAGCAGCACGATGCTCTAGTGAGCGCAGCACATAGTGCCCGTACCCGTGATTTCAGTGATGAAGAGGCATTGGATTGTTTGATTAAGGGAGTACGTGGCTTCACTGTGAGTGATGCGTCCTGGCCCTGGACTGATCAAGATGCCATTGATAAGTGGGAAGAAGCGAAGCTAAAGCCGGCGGGTTCATCACTTAACACAACTGATCTCCCCCAATACACACCGAGGCGTGAGACAGAGCAGACTGTGGAAGCAGAGCCTGAACCTGTTGGACGACCGAGGCTGCGATTGATCGAAGGTGGAAGTGAAGATGATGAAGGTAGTGGAGGTGGTGGTGGTGACGAACCTCCGACGTCAAATGAACCACCACCTCCGCCTCCGCCATTCAGTCTCGATAACACCGATCGTACGAATGCCTTCGAGTTCGCCCAGCGCTTCGATGATCAAGTGCTCTGGACGCGACGTAGTGACTGGCATCACTTCGACGGTACTCACTGGGTTGAGGACGTACTCTTTGTTCGTCACGTTCTTCATAGGTTCACTGATGACATCGATCAGCGAGCGCAGATAGCATCCGGTCTTGGTGATCCGGGCGATGAGGTCGATGTCTTACGAGCTCGTGTTCGAGCATTGAAGACGCTGACGAATCAGAAGCGGATACTGGAGCACGCCCAGGACTTCGCGGTCGTCGATGATCACCGGCTTGACGCTAATCGACTGCTGGTGAACTTTCCGAATGGCACGTTTGACCTGACGACCGGTGAGCTGCGCGAACACGACCGTCGAGATTTGATCACACGTATGACAGCAGTGCCGTATGTCGCCGACGCCCAGCACGACCTACTGGATCTCTACCGCCAGACGTTCTTCCCCGAGGATGACCATTGGGAAGCGTTGTGGAGACTACTGGGTGCCGGGATGATTGGTGGCAATGATTTCCGGATGATTGTGTTCATTAAGGGCGAGTCCACCAGTGGTAAGGGTTTGCTTTTCGACCTGCTCGAGCAGCGGGTGCTAGGTAATTACTTCGGCAAAGCACAGGCGTCGGTGCTGCGGGGTCACGCCAATGAACGGCCACGGACTGACCTTGTTCGTGCGGTCACGAAGCGAATTGTTGCGGTGGAGGAGGCAGGCGCTGACAAGGAATTGCACGGTGATCACCTCAAGGAGCTCGCAGGTGCTGGTACGCTGACCATTCGAGATCTTTATAAGAACGAGTTTACGCGGGCTGTTGAGTTCACGCTTTACCTAATCTGCAATGAGGACCCGGTGATTAAGCACGCGGACCCCGCACTGAGACGTCGGATCAAGGTCGTACCGTTTCTTCACTCAGTGCTGGGTCGTGAGGATGTCCGAGTCCGCAACTCCATGATGGTTGATGAGGGCGTACACCGAGCCATCCTCGCTCAGCTGGTCGCGGGTGCTCGTCGAGCGTATGAACTCGGAGTCGATCAAGTTCCGGCTGCATTCCAATTTGCAGCCACCGAACTGAATGATGAGGCATCCGGGCTATCCAGCGTTCGGGAATTCATGCACTGCCTCATTAACTGGAACGCTATTTGTGGTGAGGAGACGCAAGGTAAAGCAGTTCGGTTGCGAGAATTGTTCGAGGTCTACACTGCTTGGCGAGGACGTACTGAGCGAGGTGAGGAGATGACGGTTCGACAATTCGGTCGGAGTCTTGTGGAGCTCGGATACCGGAAGGAGAACATTAATGGCGGTATGCGAGTCTTGGGCATACGGTTCACACACGGATTAGCAGCAGCAAAGACTAGCGTTATCGTGGGTGGATAGCCGAGTGGAGGGACTGAAAGAAACGATCGGAAATCCAGCAACCAACTTCGTTGAGCGGTTCGTTGCTAACCCGGAGGTGAGACTCGGAGGAGTAACGAAGAGATGTCTTCGTTACTGACTTCGTTACTGACTTCGTTGCTAGGAGGAAAAGATTAGTATTCTGGTCTTTTCTGATTGATTTCTAGTCTTTAGTAACAAAGTAACGAAGAAATAGAGAGATATACGCAGTCTCGTCGTCCCCCTAGTCAGGACACTGCGAATACAACGTTGGTATGTTCTAGAGCCCCTTATAGACTTTTGCTCTCTCTCCTCGTTGCTGAGCTCTTTCAGCGGTAGGACCCAGGAATTAAATCGACGAAAATGGAGGTTGAAGGAAGATGAATGAGCACATTGAGAAGATGCTATCGAGCGCCGTAGAATGGAGTGAAATGGCTGATGCAATGCTTAAGAAAGGTAATCTTGAATACGCAATGACTGCAGCACAAGTCTCACAAGCGTTCGCAACCCAAGCACTTTGCTCATAGAGTGGATGTTCAAACCGTTCTCATGCATGAGTTCTTCACCTGGCATTATGGAGAGCGTCGGTGAAGCAACGACTGCGCGAATCTTCCGCTGGCTCAGCCGGACGAGTCGGAGACCGTGAGATTAGACTCAACGACGACTTCCTGATAGAATGATCACTACAAGTTAGATACCGAGGAGGGTCAAACGTGAAGCAGTGGTATAGGTTCAGCTATCACGGCGGGCACAAGGTCACGATTCACCAGACGACCGAAGCGTTCGTCGAGCGCACGCGGCGCTGGGCGGTCGCACATAAGATCGACCTCGTCATCACGGAGGTGATGGATTCGTGATTCATCTGTATGAAATCCAGGGCACTCGTTGGAAGACTTATGCCACAGGTGGTGGCTGGAATCAGAACTTCAGTGTGAACATTCTCACGACGGGAATCCTTCGAGCACTGGAGATCTTCGAGCATGAGTACCCCGGTTCGGTGGTGCACGCAGTTCTGAAGCGAGATAAGACCGATAAGCTCATCATCGACCGCGAGGGACTCGAGGTCGAAATGCAACGAGAGGAAGATCGATGAGTAACACACAACCACTACCCGGCGCTGAGACCGTGGGTGGGCGCATCGAGATCCATGATGCTGGAGACTGGGCCGCCTTGTACCTGGATGGCGTGTTGGTGGAAGATTCCGTTGGGGACAGCTACATCGCGGAGGAGATGGCCATGACGTTGTGTGGCGTCACGACCGTGCAGGATCCCGCGTTCATGCGTGGCCAGTCGCAGCGGGATGGTGTCGCCCCAACTCTGGAGGCGGTCACCGAGTATCGGGACAAACGAGATAACCTCGACGCTCGACTCGCGGAAGCTGATGCGAAGCGAGCCCAGGCGTTCGCCTTGCTGGAGGAAGCCATAGCGCTCGACCCGAGAGGTTCGACGACACCGACTGTGCGTCGTAAGAAGACCGCACACTTCATACGAATTGGCGGACGACATGATGTTCAGCTACGCATCATTTGGCGCTGGGAAGGGCTAGGTCTCAAGACTTGGCCACCTAGTCATACCGGTCGACAGAAGCGAGCGGTCCACTTTGGATGTGGTTATCTTTCATGGGTCATCCGGTGGTCGTGAAAGACTGACGAAGGTTCTCGGGCCTAGGTAGGTCCTGATTCCCTGCTGGGGCGAGCGTCGTTCGCGTGACGTACGTGACGTGAGGTTGGGAAGATCACGGGGTTCGATTCCCTGCAGGTCCACGTGAGGAAAGATTCTCAGGAGGTTGTTGACTCGTGTCATCATTCCTGATAGAATGTTCTTAACAAGTTAGATGAGGACAGACTAATGAAAAGGATCACACGAGACTCGCGCATCGCTGGCGCGCTCCTCGGTTTCGCGGCCGGAGACGCACTAGGCGCAACGACGGAATTCATGTCACCGAAGAACGTTCGGAAAACATATGGCGTTCACCGGAACATCACCGGTGGTGGTGTGCTGAACTGGCGACCCGGCCAGGGCACCGACGACTCGGACCTGATGTTCACTTACGCCAGGGTCTGTAGGCGAGGATACTCGCTGAAGCGTCTCGCGGATGCGTACCTCGCGTGGCTGGATGCTGAACCCAAGGACGTTGGCGGCACGACCCAGCGGGCACTAAAGCACTACGCCGAGTTCGGCGACCCGACGCTTTCAGGAGCGGCGGTCGCTACGAAGACATCGGTCGGCAATGGTTCGCTCATGTGCTCGCTGCCGACGGGCCTGATCTCGCTAGCACCTGGAGCTCGCACGCTGCGAGCGCGGGTCGTCAGTGGCATCACGCACACGGATCCTCGATGCGAGGATTCCTGCATCGCTTACGCGCATCTCACGGCCGCACTCGTTCGAGGTGATGATCTAGCAATCACTGTGAGGCGTGTTCGCACGCTCTTTCCCCAAGGGACACATGTCGAGGAGGTGTTGCGAAAAGCGCCTAAGCTGCGATTCGCACAGTTGCGCTTCAGTGGGTATGTTCTGGATTCGCTCACGGTCGCTGCCTGGGCGATATGCCAGGACGACTCCCTAGAGAATCTGCTCATCAAGATCGTCAACCAGGGTGATGATGCCGACACCACCGCTGCGATCGCAGGCGGTCTGCTTGGAGCTCGGGACGGCGAGGATGCGGTGCCCGAGCGCTGGAGGCGGAAGCTCGAGTACGCTCAGCAGGCGGTTTCTCTCGGGAAGACGTTTGCTTTAGGTCATCATTCCTGTTAGAATGTACTTAGAAGGTTAATCAAGGCAACGAAGGAGTTCGACATGGAGAATCGTTACGACCTGCAGGTCCCCGGGGTCGCTACCTGTGATGAGAGCGTCTGGAACATCCTGTGGGACACCCTCCTGGAGCGCAAGCTCGCTCCTGGTCCCTTCCACGTCGCTATCCGCCTCGCCGCTCGCGGGGGTGCTCGCTGATGGATCCGTTTGCTTATCGGGTGCTTTCCAGTGGCAACATCGCGTTACTGGATCACAACGGCCACGCGGTTGACATCGTCACGCCAGTTGAGCACAGCGTGCTCCTCCTCAAGTTTGAGGATGAGCAGTTGTTCGAGGCGGAGGCGGGGGCTCGCGCCGAGGCTGCTGCGGAGCACCACTTCGAGATGAGAGGATACTACCGATGACGAAGGCTGAGAAAGCGGCGGATCGGCTCGAGGAGCTGGTGATCATCCAGAAGGACATCATCCAACGCCTGCGTGCGAATGACCCCCAGGCGTACGCGCTCGTGTATGAACTGCGCCGGGAGGTCGGCTATATCGTCGCCACGCTCGGGATGAGTGTCCCGAAGAGGTCCGACATTGACTGGAGCTCGAAGTGAACCGCGCCCAATACCGCGTCTTACACCACCGCCGGCTTACTGCGGCACAGGTTGTTGCCGATGACGTCGCTGACATGCTCGTTGACGAGGGTGTCGGTGATGTCACGTGTTACGGCTCATTGACCTGGGAGGACCGCGTCGTCGTGAAGGTCATGACCGCGCGGCCCGGACTCGTGGAGTTGCTGCGTTCATATGACTTCCCACGGGTCGAGGACCGAGGGGTCTGCACGATCGCATGGACGTGATCGACCCGGAGATGCGCCGCTGCTTAGTGGAGGTTATCATCTATCACTGGGCCACTTCCACCAGTGGGTGCGGATGTGGCTGGGCAGTCCTAGGCGCTTCATACGCCGAACATGTTGTCGACGTGTTCGAAGAATCGTGGGCTATGAGAGAAAGAGGATAGTGAGATGAAGAAGTATCGCGTTCACTTCGAGACGGGTGCATCGTTTTCTGTCGAGGTTGAGGTTCCCGACGGTGAGAGTCCATATGATGAGCAGGAAGCAGCTATCGAAGCCGCTTACGATAAGCTGCCTGGGGGCGTCTGCGCGCAGTGTGCAGGGTGGGGGCAGAAGTATTCCCTCGACCTTGGTGAGTGGGAGATTGAGCGTGAGCAGGTTCCCAATGAGAAGGACGATGAGGGTAAGACACTCACGTGGAAGACACGGGACGTCGAGCCCGAGCTCATCGAGGATTGACTCAGGTCATCACTTGTGATAGAATGAACTCAACAACTTAGATGCGAAAGTGAGACATTATGGTTTCGACGCCAAGTGATGAGGAGCGGCAACGGTTCCCCATCCAGCAGAAACTTGTGGTATGGCTTCGCGATCACGTGGGTGAGACGTTCACTCTCAGTGAGGCTTCCGAAAGCCTGGGTCGAGGTCGAGGTGTGACAGCTAGTGCACTGAATCGGCTTCTTGAGAACAACGTCATGCCGGGATTCACGAGAGTCGCACGGGGTGTGTACCGCTACGACCCGCCCGCTCGTGCTGTTGTGTCGAAACCGAAGTCACGTCCTGCCGATGTGACCATACGTCAGTTCGGGACGCGGCTTGTTGGTGAGTTTGCCAGCGCCCGTGACGGCGAGCCTGTCGCTGAGCTCGAGCCTGTGACGAAGCGTCGCTTCACCGAGGTCGGCATGGTCGGCCGCAGTGCCGTGGTGATCGTCGATGCCGATGGGAACCTCTGGCGAGCGGAGCGGTTGAAGTGAGTATGTCGACGAAGCACGTGGTGCACGACGGACTGGATGTCCGTGCGGAGTACCGCCGGTTGTGTAAGCTGGAGTGCTGGAGTCCGAAGCTGCGGATCAATCCGCCTCGACTGGACATCGCCATCTTCACAAAGCGCCCTCGCCGATTGGGTTCAGCGTGGCAGGCGATGAACCGCATCAAGATCAATCTGCACTCGGTGCAGACTCGCTACGACGTCTATGAGACGCTCATCCACGAACTCGCTCACGTGGAGACGTACTACCGTTACCCCGAGAAGAACATCTCACATGGTGCGGAGTTCTGGGAGGTCCTCGATGCGGCATTCGCCCAGGCGTATCCAGGAGCTGAATTGCTGCTTGCGCCACGTGTGAATAAGTATCACGGGCGCTACTCGAAGGCCATCCGCGAATTGGAGATCATCGACACCGGGACGACACCGCATCCTGGGTGGAAGCGCGTAGGTGCACAGGTCATGGTTGTTCCATTCACATACCAGGAGCGTCAGCTTCCGGTGGCGGCACTGGAGACCGAAGAGGTCAAACCTAAGACCACGACCACGAATGAACTGGATGAGCGTGTGCTTCACCTTCTGACTAATCATGATCATGATCCTGGTATCACGCGGGCCGAAATCGAGGTTGCTTACCTGCGAGTCTATGGTGAGGAATACCCCGGTAAGAGCGTGTACAACTCGATGTGGCGACTCAATCGGGATGGTCTCATCGAACGTCAAGGTCGGTTGTGGATTCGCACCAAAGGGAATGATGATGTCTGACAAGGAACGAATTGAAGAGCTTGAAGATGCTCTTCGAGATATGCTCGGAATCGTAGGTGATCCTCAGTATCAACATCACAATGATCGTCCTGCAATCGAGAACGCAGAACAGGTCCTGAATCGGGCGAAGCAGACCTGATAAGGTTTCAGATCGAGTGCTTCTACGCCTCGCTGCTACCGCGGACCGATCACGGGTCACTCCCCTTCACTAGGCGAGCCTGAGGTCGGTTCGTGTGAGTGGTCTTTGTCGTCAATGTCTCACACTGTCGGTTGAACTGCATGATCCGGTCGGGGAAGGCGGGTGAGTGCGTGTTCCCAAGGTTGCGAGCATGATGAGTGGTTGCCTCACTTTGCGCGAGGGGCGTCACGTCCACAGCCGTGGCGCCCCTCGTCACGATTGTCGTCATGCGCATTTCACTGGTAGTATTCGCTCGTGACTAAGTGAGAGGAGCCGCGTATGGCCACCCGACCGATTGTCGGTCAGGCGCTTGACTACAGCGGAGCGCGACCGAGCCCTCAGCTCATCCGAGACCGGGGCTACGACGTTGTCCTGCGGTACCTTGGCGATGACTGGAAGGGCCTAGGTAAGGGTGAACTGCATGACCTCTTCGATGCTGGAGTGCGGGTGGCGCTGCTTGGTCAGCGTGGGCAGGTGGATCGGCCCAGAGGAGGTCGACCTCAGGGACGAGCGGACGGTAACTACTTTGAGCAGTGGGCCAACTACCTGAGGTGGCCCGATGATAAACCGATCATCTGTGCGATCGGCGATGTCGGCGATCCTGATGGCTCGGGACCTAAGCCAGGCTTCCCCCTTGAGAGCGACCTCCCTGCCATCCGCGAGTACTTCCAGGGAATCGCCGATACCAACCGTCGACCACTTGGGATCTATGGGCCGTACTGGGTGCTGGAGGCGTTTCGGCGTGACCCTCGAGTCAAGGTCTTCATGCAGTCCGCAGGTGGATCGGGATCTGGGCAGGGCACGGGTGGCACCGCATTCAACGCAGGTGACCGTTCGTATCGTCGACTGTCGGATCTCACGGACCTCTATCAGGAGTACGGTAGCGTCGTCATTCCAGACACCGACCACAATCAGATTTACGACCCCAACTTCCGTCGGTGGTCTTATCATCCGGCCGACGACATCGACGAACCCGCACGGGAGGAAGACGATATGACCCAGAAGATCATCATCAGTAGCAAGCCCGGAAGTGTCTATGTTGACGAGGTTCTGGGAGCTGGTGCGAGCATCCAAAGTCACGCCTTCGTGGTTGAAGGAACCGACGTCATGCATCTCGGTCCTGAGGAGCTTGACCTCCTCCGGGCGTTGATCTGGCTGGAAGCGATCGATCCGAATCGACCTGTCAAGCCGTCCATCGTCGATAGCTCCGCTACCCCACTCGATGATGTCTGGTTCACCACCGGTCACCGCTTCAAGCCGCGTCCGTAAACGGCGTAGGCGTCCCGATGTACTGACCTCGGAGCTTTTACGATTACATGCCCAGTTACTTGAGACGATCCCCTGGGAGAACGCTTCAGGACTGGAGCGTTGCACTCACGGTGAACGCAGCTTGCGGTGTCGTGAGCCGGCGTTCCCAGGTGAAGAGTATTGCTGGAGACACTCGGATGATGCTTGGAAACAGCGCACGTTCACCTCGAAGAAGCAAGTGCAGCGCAAGGTCATGACGGTCGCAGCCCGTCGTAAGTTGGGCGTGCGAACGGTTGAGGACCTTGAGCGGCTACGATCGCAATCATGAGCACGGACCTGGGCTGGGATGCCGCGAGATTGCGCGTCGATGGAAGAACGTATGGGCGACGCATCGACGTCAACCCATATCGCATCCTCCTTGACGAAGTGCAGTGGCGGGCGGGTCACGTCGCATATCTTCGAGAGCGAATTGCCGAAGAGCCGGAGTTGAATAACCTCTTCGAAGGTGGGTTCACCGATGATGAGGGGAACCGCTACCCTTCGAATGACGGCCCACTCCTGCGGCGCTACGACCGTGAGCGGAAGTTGCTGGATGCGGTGTGTAAGACCGCTGTGCAAGTTGGCGTCGCGGAACGGTACGTCCAGCTAGCGAAGCTTCACGGGCAGACCATCTTCGAGGCGATGCGTGAGGCATTGGATGATCCCAAGGTCGCTCTCGCCGAAGGGCAGCGTGAGGCGTTGCTGGAGTCGCTGCGTCGCTCGGTAAGTTCCCGTTCGAACGGCAACGGCTCGACGCCTCAAATCCCGAGGATGACATGACAGTGTATGTGAACGCGTGGATTGTGTTCTGGACTTGGATACTGGTTTGTGCGATCGCCATGTCCTCATTTGACGACTTCGTCTGGTGGCTCGAGCACGACTGGCAGATCGACTGGTCAGGACCGCTCGACGGCCCTAGTCGAAGGTGACTCGGGCGTACTGAGCGGGGGTAGCGTCGGTGTTTGACGTGCTACCGTTGTCGTATGTCGGACGCCGTGCTGGTATCATTGATCACATCGTTGATTGGCAGTGCATCTACGGTCGGAGCCATTCTGATTACAGGATGGGCGCGACGAAATGAAGCTCACGAGACCTGGGCACGCACTGACAAAGTGGCTGCCGACGCCAGGGCTGAAGCAATCGCTCAGCGTGAGAGTCAAGCTTTGATTGCTGACGAAGCGCATCGAACATCCGTGCGACTAGATGTTGTGCACGATTTGGTGAATAATGCTCTCACGGTCGAGAAGACTCGGGCACTGTTGCAGACTCGGGGACAGCTATCCCGAGCTCGTGTTGAGATGGCACTCTTAATTGAGCTCGGTCGTCCTGATGATGCAGCGAGAGTCAATGAAGATATCACTATGCTTAAGTCTGACATCATTGATCTTCAGACCGAACTCGCCGATCGTGACCGACAGCTGAAGCTCGCGGGCCCGGCGATTGCTGAGACCGAGGCTCACCCGATGTAACACCGAGTTCTTCTTCATGTTTACTATTGCTCTGATCCGTCAAACGTGTTACGGTAAATCAAGTGTTAGTAAATGAGACATATGAAAGCCTATCTAGCAAGCAGGCTGCTGTCGAGGCGGGAGTTACTTATCGGCAGGTCGACCATTGGTGTCGGCAAGGACTCTTCGGTGAAAACCGACGAGCGCCTGGCAGTGGTGGCACAAGACGAATGTTTACTCAGGAAGATATCATTGTGATGCGCACATTCGGCCAAGTGTCGGCTGCGTGGAGTGCCGACACTCGTCTCGGTGCTGGAATGACGCTGCTGCGGGAGATCTCGGATCAAATTCGAGCAGGCGTTGACCGCATTGAGATCAAGCGCGTTCCGTCAATTACGATCATCATCGACGTTGGGATGAATAGATGACTGATGTCATGGAGCTCTCAGACGATGGCCAAGCTGAGCGGCGAATTAGACACGCGGTGCAAGGTCACGTCCAGTCAAACGGTCAGTACGTCGCTATCATACTGGATAAGCGCTCGTTTGAACGACTGGTGGAGCTGCTTTCGATTCCGACGAAGCCGCCGCGTTCAATGAATGAGGTTTCTCTAAATGCCACGGTGGCGAGTGGTGGTGGGATGTTCTCTTTGAAGAACATCGCGGTGACACTCACAATCGACTAACTGGGAGAGAGCGTATGCAGGCTGTTAGATCCTTCTTGTGTGAAGAGAGTTTCGGTCACTCATGGACCGACACCATGCAGCTTACATCCATTCCTACGGTGCCATTGAGCGAACCGGTGCCGTCGTTTCTCAAGATTCGAGCGATTAAGCTGTGGGTCATGGTGCACAACTTCTGCGCTAACTTGTGGCGTCGTTTCTCGAGGAACACGCCTTCGATGAGTCTTCATGAGCGGATCTGGGGCGTTCGACCCGTGTCACTCAGCCCCTGGAGAGTCCGAGCGGGACAGGTTCGGTTCCTGGCTGATGTTGGCTGGAGAGCCATGTTACTTCTGGTCGTGGCCTTCACTGCTTGGTCCATGAGTGAGGTGGGGGGTGAGAGCGTCAAGGATCGAGAAACGCGTGAGTGGGAAAGCTGGCGTACGGATGAGTCAGTACTTATCGCTGACGCGAGGGGAGATTACTACGGTCGCTTCTTCCGAGCTGAGAGTGATGCTGAGATCGCGCGGTGGTGGCGTGGACTCGAGAATCGGATCCACGTACCCAGTACGATTGAAGGAAGCTTCACATGAACACTGACATCCAGATGGATGAGGATGACTGGGCTGCGGACACGGCCGCATGGCAGAACTTCGCGAGCACTACAGTAAGTGCATCCTCTCGTCCACAACGCGTCTCGATGTTTGGCTGTGCTGTGCTATCACTACGTCGGAGATATAGGTACTGGAAGTCGTAAGTAAGGAGAGCATACTTGTGACGCCTGATGAGCTCACCCAGTGGCACCGTGATCAAGCAGCCCAAACACGTGTCGCACAGAATCAGCCACACCTTGCTGCGCACGCTCGAGCAAACGCCGATGACATACATCGTGCTCATGTCCAGCACGCCATCAGTCAGCAGATTTCATATGCCGCACAAGTCGCACAGGAGGTTCAGCGACAGAACCGTGAGGCTGATGCATATGCTCAGCGAGTGAACTATTACCAGACGAGTCGGCTTCAGCAGCAACGTGAGCAAGCGTTTCGTTCACAGGTTGTGCAAGGTGGTTTCCGTACCCTGGAGCAGCACGCGAAGAACGAGCATAATGCACACCGTGCAGAGCAGGGATTCTTCTACCGATTGACACACAGGAAATGGTGATGGAGCTTTGAACACCCCATCGGCTATTCAGCTTTACAATGCTGTGAAAGTAAAGCGGGCGGCAGCGAATCCTTCAAATCGTGTGTTGACTATTCCCGAAATCAATGCGGTCTTAGAGGCATACATTGATCAACTTACTGAGGATGCGACACTCGACACTGAGTGGGCTATCTTCTTTAAGGATGGCACACAGCATCGAGGTCCGTGGCCCGAAGCTGAAGCGCGTGAGTGGCTAGAAGAGTGTGATGAGATGGGGATAAAGCAGGGTATCTTCCACATTCGGACGAGGACGGTGAGTCGATGGTTGTCCGAAGAAAAGTAGAGAAGAAGAAGACGCAGCGTGAGCGAGACTTGGATCGTCTCGCTGAGATCCGAGAACTCGATGCTGTGCGTGAGTTCAGGCGGATGGGCAATGTCAAGGAACATAACGCCAACGTGGTTCGTCAGAGTGCAAACGCTGAGAGGGCAAGAACTGAGCAGAATAAGATGACTGATGCGGGAGCACGTCGGCAACGTCCTAAGAATCGGTCTAAGTGACGTACAACGAAGCCCGCGAGTTCGATGTTGAAGCTCATGAGACGACTGTGTTGAAGTTCCACGGGTGGTTGTGGTCTCCTCGTTCTGTAGGTAATAAGTGGTTCTTTACGTCACAACCGTGGAATCGCCTTTATCCACCTAACTCTCGGTTTACACCGATCTTTTCACCTCACCTGTAGAATACATATGTGAGGAGTTTGTGGGACGAAGGCGATGACGGCGACCTGATTCAGGATGCCTTCGCCGAAGCTCTCGACATGCTTCAACCGCCGGACGCGGTGTATCGTCGAGATCCGGCCCGCTGGTGCGATGAGAAGTTGAACATTCAACTTTGGTCGAAGCAGTGCGAGATCATCGAATCGGTGCGTGACAACCGGGAGACGGCGGTTCATTCATGTCACGAAGCCGGAAAGTCGATGACTGCCGCTTCGACTGCAGTGTGGTGGATCGCCACTCATCCGATCGGTGAAGCGTTCGTTGTCACGACCGCCCCGACGAACACTCAGGTTCGTGCCATTCTCTGGCGGGAGATGAACCGACTCCATGTGCGTGGAGAGCTCATCGGTCGCATGAACCTCACTGAGTGGTATGTCGGTAATGAGCTAATCGCCCTGGGCCGAAAGCCGGCGGACTACGCCGAGGAGGCGTTCCAGGGTATCCACGCGCGCTATGTCCTCGTGATTCTGGATGAAGCGTGCGGTGTGAAGAAGACTCTTTGGGATGCTGGCTCAACACTCACGGCCAATGAGCATTCGCGAATCCTTGCCATTGGCAACCCGGACAACGCACATGGCGAGTTCGCTCGAGTATGTCGCCCCGGCTCAGGCTGGAGAGTCATTCACATCGGCGCCGAACATACACCGAACTTCACAGGTGAGCCGGTGTCAGACCTTGTGTCGGAGTCGCTCATCTCACCGGTGTGGGTTGAGGAGAAGAAGCTGGCGTGGGGCGAAGGCTCGGCACTCTTCACATCGAAGATCAAAGGTCAATTCCCGACGGACGCCGATGTAGGCGTCATTCCATTCTCCTGGGCTAGTGCCTGTCGATTCATTGAGCTTCCGGCCGCGGGTGCACGATGCGCCGGCCTGGATGTTGGTGGCGGTGGAGACCTCACGGTGCTTCGTGAACGTATCGGTCCGCGAGCTGGTCGTGAGCGGACGTGGAATGAGTCTGACCCGATGAAGCTGGTGGGGCAACTCGCTGAGGTCCTCAACGAGTGGGAGACCGAACGCTTGATCATTGATGTGATCGGCCTCGGCTGGGGGGTGTATGGTCGACTCCGCGAGCTATCCCGGTTCCACGAACCGACGATGCCTGACACACTTCACGCAGCGGTCGTGATACCGTTCAATGCTGCTGAGGCACCTACGCAACGTAACCGGGTACGGTTCCTCAATAAGCGTGCTGAGATGCACTGGAACGGGCGTGAACTTGCGAGAACTCAGCGCTGGGACCTATGGGAAATCAGTGATGAGGTCCTTCAGGAACTGACAGAGTCGCACTATGATATCATCGACTCGCGTGGCCGCATCAAGATCGAACCTAAGATGCTCGTCAACGCACGCCTGGGTCGAAGCCCGGATCGTGCGGACGCGCTGCTCATGGCATACTGGGAGGGAGACCTGTTTGAGGTGCACCTGCCCGCACGCACCGCGTCACTGGATGACGCCATTCCACGGGACGCTGCAGTCGATGAAGTTGCACTGCTAGAATCGCTGCTTAGAGAGCGAGGAGTCTCAAGTTGAGAGAGCTGCTCACGGCACTGAGTGCGGCCTACCTCACTTACGTTGTCATCGAGTCACAGCTACCGCCGGTCGAATGGGTACGAGAACGTGTCCTAACGCACGCAGGCACGACGATTAGGTATCTGCTTGCGTGTTGGTGGTGCACTGGCATGTGGGTGTCGGCGGGAGTTGTGCTGTGGTCGTTGGTCTTTAATGTGGAATTGCGCGCACCAGTGCTGCTTATCTTTGCGGATGCATTCGTCGTTGGTATGTTCGGTGAGATATATCAATTCATCCACTGGGTGCGCACACGCTTTGCACAGCGGGTTGTCTCGTGACGCTTGATCCACACGTGGTCATCCTCCCAGGGCCCGAAGGTTCGCGCATCGCCAGTCGTGATGGTTCACTGATCGCCGCATCACGACCACTCCAGGGTACCCGACTCGATGATCCTTCGAGACAACGGGTTGATTGGCAGAACGAAGCGTGGAGCTTTTACGACGGTCCTGATGGTGAAGCGCTGAAGTTTGGCGTGAACTGGATGGCGAACCTCCTCTCACAAGCGCGCTTGCGTGCGGCACGAATCATCACGGGTGATACTGAACCCGAGGTGCTGGATGATGGCCCGGCTGCGGATGCGGTTGAGGAACTCGCCGGTGGCATCGGTGGGCAGTCACAACTGCTGTGGTCGTTCACTGTACAGCTTTCGGTACCCGGACTGGGGTATCTGGTCGGCTCTGAAGGTCTCGCGGACCTGACACATCTGGGGTCGAACTGGGGAGTCATCAGCTCGGATGTCATCCGACTCAAGTCGCCGGCGACTCCGGTCAGCGCTCCGGTGTATGAGCTCCAGTATGACGAGGGGCAGTGGGCAATCCTTCCGCCTGATCAGACGATGGTCGTCAAGTTCTGGCGACCCCATCCCCGCTGGTTCTGGCGTCCCGACTCCCCAGCTCATGCAGCGATTGGTCCGTTGAGAGAACTTCGTCGCATTAACCAGTACATTGATGCGACACTTGTGTCACGCGTCGCTGGTGCTGGACTACTCGTGTTTCCGCAGGAAGCTACCTTCCCAACAGCACCGGCCCCAACGCCGGGTTCACCCAACTCGGGGCAGCACCCGTTCGTCACCGAGGTCATGCAGGTCATGATGCGGGCGGTGCAGAATCCTGGCACTGCTGAACAGATCGTGCCTATTCCCGTTGAGGTTCCCGCTGAGCACGTCGATAAGTTCAAGCTGTTGAACTGGTCGACCGATCTCAGCGACCGTTCACTCGACATGCGCATCTCAGCACAACGTCGAGTTGCCACGGCACTGGATATTCCCGCTGAGATCATCCTCGGTATGGGCGACACCAGTCACTGGAATGCCTGGCAGATCGAAGAGTCGGCGATTTCAGTACACGCCCGCCCGATGCTGGAGCTGCTCACCGCTGACCTAACACGAGGATATCTACACCCAGTGCTCGAGGCACAGGGTGTCGATACCGAGGGCATTGTCATCTGGGCTGACACGTCTGATCTTGTCGTCAGACCTGATAAGACGAAGCATACGCTCGATCTCTATGATCGAGGCGAGATCGGTGGAGACTCGGTTCGTCGCACGCTTGGGTTCGCCGAGTCGGACATGCCCACTGATGAAGAACTAGCGTCGTGGGCTTATAAGAAGTTGCTCTCGAATGCCCAGCTTGCTCCTGCGGCGATGGAGGGTCTAGGTCTCAAGCTTGAGGTCATCGACCCAGTGTCAGAATCACCGGCTCCATCTGGGAATGGTGAAGAAGCTGATCCTGCTGATGAGAATCCTGACGAGGGTCCGCCTGATACATTCGATGACCCGGATGAGGAATCCGCACCTGAGAATTTGAGTCTTGACCCACGACTGCTTGTTCTTGAGGGTCACGTCAAGCGAGCACTCGAGGTTGGACGTAACCGCTTGAAGGGTGGAAGTCGAACCGACCCACTGGATGGAGTGTTCTCACATGCGCTGTCGACGCTGGGTGAAGTGGGTTATGATCCAGTGTTGACCGTGCGTTATCTTGGGCAGTACTGTCGCGTCCTACTTGATACTGAGACTGAATACGATCGTGCGAGCCTCCAGCGTCTGCTGACTGGCGAGGTCGATTGTGCCGAGTGTTGATGTAAGTCTCACTGAGGAAGAACAAGACACACTCATTGAACGCCTCGACCGGCTGGTCTCGCAGGCGTTGCGTCGAGCGGTACGTGTAGGTACTACTCAAGCACTGACGGCGGCTGGAGTTGAAGGTCCTCCACAGATCGACTCGACGACCGGTGAGCCGCACACCGGAGCGATGATCGCACTCGTTCCAGTCGATTCTGAGCGCTGGGCGATCGGCGATGAGAATGTCGGTGAATCACCCGATTCACTACACGTCACGCTTGCTTATCTTGGCAACTCAGATGATATTCCGGGTGAAGTACAAGCTGAACTTCACCGGGCATTGAAGTTAAGTACTGAGAGCAGCGAGTGGTATGAGGGGCAGGTGTTTGGCGCGAGTATCTGGAATGCCACCGATGAACCAAGTCTGAACTTGGCAATCGGCGGTGCGAGCATTGAGCTCGCACATGAACGCATCCAGGACATCATCACGCAGGTCGCGGTGAAGTGCGCTTGGGGGATGCCTCAGCAACACCTACCCTGGGTCGCTCACATGTGTCTCGCATACGACGATGTTGAGCACCTTAAGTACTTCATCGATGAAGCGGTGGAGCTTGAGGGATCCATCGAGTTTGATCGCATCAGGTTCGCGCTTGGTGGGGTGTCAGTCGATTACCCTTTAATGCGGGGTAACAACCTACCGCCGGTTAACACTGAATCACTGACTGCCGCTGCTACTGAGCCGCTACCTGAAGGATTGCCTCCACCCAGTACACCAATTGCGCCGATCTTCCCGGCATCAGTGACACTGGATGAACTCGTTCTCATCGAGCGAGCGTGGCGTCTCGAAGTAAAGAACGCGATCATACCCGAGCTCGAAGCGGTGATGCGGAAGACCGCCGACCGCGTTCTTCAGGAAGTTTCTGTTCGTGCACCTGTGTTGTGGAGTGCGGAGCAACCGATTGCTCACGCTTACCTCACGCGGGTGGAGAACCAACTCGTCGGCGTCGGTAATGATATGTGGCTGCGGACCCGCGATGAGTTGATCGTGGGTATGCAGAGCGGTGAGTCGATTCCGCAGCTATCGGCTCGAGTGAAGGATGTGCTGGAGACGACGAACGCTCGAGCCACGATGATCGCTCGCACAGAGGTCATCGGGGCGTCGAATGCTGGAGCGCTTCAGCAGGTTCGGCTGCTGCCACCTGAAGCACAGCCCAGTAAGAAGACATGGCTTTGTGTCACTGGTGATACGAAAGTATGGTCACCGCAACCACTCGAGGTCGTGAAACGACGACGTGGGCCGGGAGTACTGATACGTATTCAGACCTCGCGTGACATCCTCACCGTTACCCCGAATCACCCGATATTGACCACGCGTGGTTGGATCAGCGCTCGAGATCTCAGCACATCTGATTATCTCGTCCACTATATCAGTACTCACTCCCTGGACGGCGTGAACATCACCACGAATGTAACCGATTTCGGGCTTAACCCAGATGTAGAGAACGAACCACCCCAAATCGATGAGGTGTTTCGTACGGCGACGGACGGTCTCTCGAGTCGACGGATGATGAGCACTGTGGTGGATCTCGATGTCAAGCCTATCGAGTGCGAGGTCGAGGTTGTAGAACTCAACGGCGACCTGCGTTCGAGGCTGCAAGCCCCGTTCACGCAGCCAAGTAGCGATGAGTTGTTCGTACTTACCGATATTGAACTCGAGACTCTCTTTAATCTGAGCGCGTCGTCGTCTCTGCTCCAGAGTCAATTTGAGGGTTCCATTGGTCGCTCGAGTAGCAACACCCTTACGCGCAATCTCACTACGCTTAGTATCATCGAGCTTATCAATCGTCAATCGCTGCATATCAGAGCGAGATCGAAGAGTGATCCCAGCTTCACGGAGATGCCGAGCAACGACACCACTGTTAACACCCAATCTTCGTCCGATACTCAAGCAACTTTCTCCACTCAGATATTGCTTGATGAGATCGTCGACATTGTTAAGATCGATGCGGGCTGGCATGATGTATATGACCTTACGACCGAGTGCGGCTGGTATGTAGCGAACGGTATTGTAGTCCACAACTCGACTCGAGATAAGCGAACCCGACTGGAGCACCGTGTCGCTGACGGGCAGACGGTACCACTGGATGGTAAGTTCACGGTGGACGGCGAGAAGCTGGATTACCCTGGCGATCCCGATGCTTCCGCTCATACTCGCGTGAACTGCCGGTGTGCAATTACCTGGCACTTTGACACGCTAACGTCGTCAGCTAATCCTCTCGTTATGTTCGATCGCTATGTGCGTGATTCACAAGGTAAGTTCGCACCTAAGAGCGGCGGCGGCGGTGGTGGTGGGGCTTCCGCTCAGAGCTCGGGTAAGAAGAAGCTTGCACCTGGGAAGGTTGACACTAAGCGACTGAACGCGTCCGAGGCTGCCGAGCTCAAGGACATCGAGGGGCAGTACGCGAATGGCGCCATCAGTGAGAAAGAGTATAAGTATAAGACTTATTATGTCAAGGTGAAGGCTTCTAAGCGCATTAATAAGTCTGGTGGTGCTGGAGGCGAGGGTCCGGGGAAGCCGAAGGTTAAGTCGAAGAAGGCACCTGACACCAAGCCATCATCTTTGGGTGGGTTGTCCCCGAGCGAGCACGCTGCGGCGAAGAGTCCTGGTCTTAAGACTGGTGATAAGGTCGGTCTTCCTGGTGGTGCTGAAGGTGAGATTGTAAGTGAGCACGGTAACTTCGTCAAGGTTAAGACGGATAAGGGTACTGTCCTTTATGGTAAGCAGGTGCTTACTAAGAAAGGTGTGGGAGGAGGTGAGTCGAAGTCAAAGGGTCCCGAGTTTAAGACGGGTGATAAGATTACGACATCTTCAGGCTCAAAGGGAAAGGTCATCGGGACGGCGTCCGATGATTCGGTCATGGTTGAGCTTGAGGATGGCAGTGCATTCATCATAAAGAAGAATAAGCTTAATAGACCAAGTACTCCTTCTTCGAGCAGCGGACCCAGTAGCGTCGGAGCAACTCCGAAGAAGAAGCTCACAGCGGGTAAAGTTAAAGATGAACATTATAACGTTGATGAAGCGAAGCAGCAGTTCTTTCTCGATGCACAGCTAAAGGAAGGTGTTCTTACTCCGGAGCAGCATAAGAAGAAGACGAACTATCTGAAGTACAAGGTAGCGACACGTCACAATGCGAGTGCACCCGGATCTTCCGGAGGTGTTAAGACTGGTGGTGGCGGCGTCTCTAGTGCTGTTCCCGGGCTGCACAGTAACGTACCTGGTGTGGCATCCAGTATACCGGCGAGCATTCGGCAGCCGAACTCACTGACACGTAAGACAGCGTTGAAGAACGCGGACATGCTTCGTAAGTCGTCACGTAGTCAGATTGAGAGTGACTACAAAGCTAAGCCGAATGATGCTGTGTTGAGGGCGCATAAAGCATACACCGGCTCGGGCTACACACCGATGAATAGGGCTGCACGTGGTCAGGAAGTAGCTTCACCGACGACTGCTCGAAATATTAAGAAAATGGATGAGGCATTCTCGGTATATGGCAAGAAGAACAATGAAACGCTCTTCGTAAACCGCGGCGTTAAGGGCAGATACGCGAGTGATCTGGGGAAGCTTAAGCCGGGTGAGACGATTACAGAGCATGGCTTCATGTCGACGTCCACATCGAAAATGACGGGCAACAGCTTCGGGTCGAGCGGTCGTCGCATTGAGATCGCTATACCGGCGGGCAAGACGACGATCGCCGGTACGGATTACGAGAATGAACTGATCTTTCCGCGCAACACCCAGCTGAAATTCATCGGGAAGAGCGAGGATGGAATCCTTCAGTTTGATATGATCTAAGATTCTTGATAGAATACGTAGTAAGTATAGGAAATCTTTAGCCGAAAGATGACACCAGTGAGTGATACAGTTCCAAGTGATGGGGCAGCTGCTGCCCGCGACCGTATCGGCGACTCTCAGTTCGAGATCGTGACCGATCAGAAGGCTGAAGCGCAGCGTGTCTTGGAGATCGAAGACGCTATTCAGCAGGCTGCATCGACTGCGACAGATGAGGATCTCGTTGAGAGTGTCCTCGTAAGTGGCGGCGTGTAGACCACACCAGCTGCTCATCGAGTATAGTCAGGGCTAGGACTAGCCGGGAGGTCTCCTAGTGCCCTGGCACACCGAGCAGAACCACGCTGATTGTCCGACCTCCCGTTCTTGGGCGGTCGTGAAGGACGGCTCAAATGATGTTGAGGGTTGTCATCCCTCAGAAGAAGCCGCCGACAGTCAAATGGCCGCTCTCTACGCTCAAGAGGAGGCGGTCACCAAGGCCGCCAGTGAACTGACGACTCGGTTCGCCGCGAACACTCACGCAAGTCTCGATGAAGTGTACCTGGGTGGTGATCCTTCATCTGGTACTCCAGCCGATAAGCGGCTCAAGGAGAATGAGTGTCCGGATGGACAGCGGATGCTCAATGGTAAGTGCGTACCGAAGCACCTTGCCATGATGATGGATGGTGAAGAAGCGGGAAATAATCACTCCATTCAACCCTGGACCGGAGTGCTTGTCGTCGAGGGCAGTGACACGGGTGATGGTCGTCAGTTTGCGGTTGACTCACTGTCATGGGAAGAGCCAGCGGCGAGCCTCATCACTCTGGGCTGGCAGCCCAAGGATAAGCCGCAGCATGAGGAAGCCGTAACGGTCGGTCGTGTTGACATCATCGAGCGTGAGTATAAGGACGACGGCACGACGGCGATCCGAGCATGGGGCGTCATCGACATGGGTTCGGAGCATGGCCGCGAGGTGGTGCGGCAGGTAAAAGGTGGGTATGCTGGTGGTCTCTCAGTTGACGTCGACTCGGTGGGGAAAGTCGAGATCATCTTCCCTGATGAGCCGGTCGTAGCGACGGCGGATGAAGATGGCAGGGTTCCGTCGTTGATGATGAGTGCACCTGAGAAGAAGGTGTACCACGAGGGTCGCATTCGAGGCGTGACACTGTGCCGTCTGCCTGCCCTGGTGGAGGGTCGACTTGAGCTCATTGGCGATCCTCAAACCGAGTCACTGGTTGCAGCTGGTGATCCACTCGTGCTCACCGCTGCTGAGACCGATTCGGAGAACACTGTGACTGACCGTGAAGCGCTGACCTCGGCCGGCATTCCCATCTACCCGCCGGCCGACTGGTTCGCCGACCCAAACTTCAAGCAAGCGGTGCCATTCACGATTACTGATGAGGGTCAGGTGTTTGGGCACCTCGCGCTCTGGGGAACATGTCACACGACATTCCCTCATCGGTGCATCACTCCACCGAAGGAGCGGGAACATGCCTTCTTCCTCCGCCACGAATTGCGAACTCGCGAGGATGAGAGCGTCTCGGTTGGTACGATCACGTTCGGCATCGGACATGCCTCGACCCAACTGGGTGCGGTCCCAGCTGCCGAGCATTACGACGACACGAATCACGGTGCGGCCGACATCAATGTCGGTGAGGATGCGCACGGCATCTGGATCGCGGGTGCGCTCCGACCGCGAGTGAATGAGGAGCAACTGCGTGAGCTACGCGGTGCTTCGCTTTCGGGTGACTGGAGAGTTATCGCCGGAAAGCTGCGACTGGTCGCTGTGCTCGCGGTGAACGTCCCTGGATTCCCGGTGCCACGTATGCGAGCGGCTGCCGCGACGGAAGATGGACCGTGGACAGCACTCGTTGCGGCAGGAGTGGCAACTTCCGAGCTGGTGTCTGTTGTGAACGGACCCTATCCTCCTGGTACGATCGTTGTACGTCGAGCGATTGCAAAGGAGAGTGTTTGATGGCATGTGGATCATGTGGACAGAGTCGGGTGGTCGCGAATCAACAGCAAGCTGAGTCATTGGCTGCCGGGACAAGTCGGCCGGAGTACATCGTGACGTCGCCGGAGGGTGAGGTCAAGACGTTCTCCGACTATGGACTCGCGGCGATCCATCGCAGGTCCGTCAATGGGACGATGACTACGACAACTGCAATGAAGTAAGGTGCATGTGACGTTCGATCCAATGGTGGCGCTTTATGCGCTCGTCGAAGCAGTGCATGAGTCGAAGATTGCCGAGTCGGAGATCATCTTCACAACCACGTTACCTGATGCTACCGAGTACCGCACTGAAATCATCGTGCGAAATGCAGTTCGTCCACTCACATCGGGATTTGACGCTCCACTTCCTCCAGCGAGCGAATAAGCGTGGGCATATATCAGCAACTCTATGAAGCAGCAGTTGCCACACCGTCGGATATCAACGAGCACCTCACCGAGCTCGTTCATGTCGTGCAGAAGCTCGAGGCGAAGACGGTCATCGAGCTGGGTGTTCGTTATGGCGCATCGACAGCGGCGTTCCTTCATGCACTGGAGCAGACTGACGGTCACTTGTGGTCGGTTGATCCTGTGCGATTGTGGAATGGTGTTCCACTCGATCGCTGGACGTTCCTCGAGGGCTACGACACTGATGAGCACGTGCTTGCGGCGCTGCCTGAGCAGGCTGACATCATCTTCATCGACACGACACATGAATATCTCCAGACACGAGCGGAGATTGAACTCTTCCGGCCGCGTGTACGTGAGGGTGGTGCGATGATCTTCCACGACACGAACGTGGAGTGGTTCAATCATCACATCCCGCAGAGTCAGCCGTCGTTTCCTGTGCGGCGTGCGGTGAATGAGCTGCTCGGGGACCTACCGCATCAGGTGTTTCTACATAACAATGGACTCACGGAGGTTTACTTCTGAGTGGCTCTTATGAGCAACGCCGGACGCTGGGACGAGTGGTACCGCGATCTGCCTGAGTGGCTGAAGCTCGGGCGAGATGGTTTCATTACGGGTACCTCGGCTTACGCTGCTACCGACACGTATCGACTCGGCGCTGAGTGGCTCGCCAACTGTGATCTCATCAAGGACTGGGGTTGTGGCATGGGCTGGATGCGTAACTTCGTCCGGCCTGATCGATACCGAGGACTTGATGGTTCGGCGTCACCATTCGCCGATGAGGTTGTCGACCTCGTGCACTACCGTAGCAATGTGTCGGGCCTCTTCATGCGTTTCGTGCTTGAGCACAATCGCGATTGGGTGAAGGTGCTGGATAATGCGGTCCAGTCCTTCACTCATCGCATGGTCCTGCTACTGTTCACTCCAATGGCTGATGTGACGCATGAGATCGCGTTCAGCGAAGAGATCGGTGTACCGGACATTTCGTTCCGACACGAAGACATCGTCGAGCGATTCACTCCAGACATTGTCTTTTCATTTGAAGATCTCGAGACGGCGAGCGCATATGGAGTGGAGCGGATCTATCGAATGGAGCGGCGAACGTGAGTGGTGTCTGGCAGATCAATGATGAGCGTAAGAATAAGTATTTGGTGCTACGTCGCGATGCCACAATGCCCGAGTGGCCGTGGCTCGTCCTCGGCGCTGCCGACCCTGCAGTGCCACACGCCATCCGAGCCCTGGCCACTGCTTCACGGGTCGAGGGCATGGATTCGGAGTACGTCAGCGACCTATTCGATCTGGCCGATAAGTTCGACGCCTGGCGTCAGGCTCACGCTGCTGGCGACCCTGATGCCGGTCCTCATCGAGTTGATCACCCGGCCGTCGTGTCGATGCTTAACCTCAAGAAATCAGAAGCGCTGTGAGAGTCCTCATTACCGGTGGTAGTGGCTGGATTGGTCGTGCCACGATCGATCGGCTGCGACTCGAGGGACACGAGGCGTTCACGTTCGATCGCACGAGTGGTAGCGATGTCACCGACACACCGCTGGTGTATGATGCTGTGGGCGGTGTTGATCACGTCATACATCTTGCGGGACTGCTTGGCACGCATGAGTTGCTGGACCAAGCGGAACGTGCGTTTCAGGTCAACGTGTTGGGTAGTCTGCACGTCACGACCGCTTGTGTGAAGCACGGTGTGGGTCTTACGCAGATCACGATGCCGCGCGTGAATCCTTCACTGTATGCCGCGACGAAGGCCTGTGCGATGGATACCAGCGAGGCTTACCGTCACAGTGGTGACCTCCACGTAAGCTACGTTCGGGCTTATAACGCGTACGGCCCTGGGCAAGCTTATGGTGGTGATCATCCCACTAAGATCGTTCCTTCGTTCGCGACGAAGGGTTGGCTGGGTGAGTCACTGCCGGTATGGGGTAGTGGCACTCTGCACGTTGACCTCGTGCACGTCGATGACGTCGCTCGTATGCTCGTCGCGGCGATGAAGTTCGGTGATGGCCAGGTCTTCGATGCCGGGACAGGTTACGTGCAGACTGTCTTGGAGATCGCACGTGATGTCATTCACATCACGGGCGGACGCTCTGACATCCAGCACTTACCTCGCCGCAAGGGTGAGCGTTTGCGGTCGACTGGTCAGGACGTTGCTGCTGGCGAGGGTTGGGACCTCCTGGGTGGGTGGCACCCTGTGTTCGATCATGATCTGTTTGTCGCGGCGGTGGAGAGCTACCGGTGAAGGTCACTGTTCTTACCGGCATCTTCGGTGACTATGATGGGCTGAAGGAACAGCCTCCGCAGCTCAGCATGCACGGCGTCGAGTTCGTATGCGTGACAGATAACCCGCATCTGCACAGCACACCGACATGGCAGGTTGAGCTCCAGCCTCGTGGGGATCTGATGCACCCGAGGCTTGCGGCGAAGATCCCGAAGGTTGATCCGTGGCGTTGGGTTGACATTGACCGTGATTTCATTGTTTGGATGGATGGTTCATTCGTGCTTAAGGATGAGCACGCAATCGCGCGGTTGCTCGATGTGGTGGCCACTGACGCCACTGACCCAGACTCTGTCTGGCAGTTCACTCATCCAGCACGGGACTGCATCTACACCGAGGCTTACTTCTCAGTGCCGCTTCTGAAGTACCACACGCAGCCGGTTGCTGATCAAGCTGCTTATTACCGCAAACTCGAGCACCCTGAGCATTGGGGATTGTGGGCGACCGGCTTCATCGTGTATCCCCGCTGGAGTCCAACACGCGAGTACATCGGGCATGCATGGCTCGCCGAGCAGGTACGCTGGACGAATCAAGATCAGGTCTCGCAAGCAGTCGTCTGGCGTGATCACAACGATCGACCGCGTGACCTACCGGGGCAGTTGCTCATCAACGACTTCGTCACGCTACATCCTCACGTTGACGGAACTTGATGTGCCACTGATTCATGCGTGTATCCCGACCATCGGACTCTCACAGGATCTTGATGGTCTCGTTGAGTACCTGAGACACAAGATACCGATCGTCGAGCTCTATGTGAATTCGCCGGAAGTGCCTGATCACGTAGGCGTGTACGAAGCTCATAAGAACGTTTACGTGTATCACCGCCCCGGGAAGAACATCTACTATGAGTGGAACGAAGGTGTTCGGCGGGCTAGCGAAGCTGGCGCATACTGCCTGGTTCTCAACGATGACATCGTGATCCCTGATGGCTTCGAGATCTCGCTCCACGACGCGCTGGACGGACATCCAGACTACGCGCTGCTAGGTGTCGCAGGGACTTCAGCGGTTAACCAGCCTCCCTTTAGCGTCTCCCCGGTCAGTCATCAGGCCGGCAATCGCTACCGCTTCTCCGCGTGGGCGTTCGTCGCCCGATCCAGTGACTGGGTTGGCGTCGATGAGCAGTATGAGATCTGGTACGGTGACGACGACCTGATCTGGAAGACGAACGCAGCTGGTAAGCGCGTAGGTATGCTTCATGGTCTTGGCGTTGAGCATCACGTTTCAACGACGATCGGTAAGTCACCTTGGACCCAAGCAGCGGCGGGTCGCGATGGTGAGCGGTGGCTCGCCACACACCGATGACCTCCAGTGGTACAATCCTCTTAAGAAGTGTGAATGACTACTTGAGGAGGATGATCAGCTATGACCGGTGTCGTACGAACGGTCAGTAAGTCCGGGTTGACCAGTTCAGCTACGACCGTACATATCACGCTAACTTGCGTGACGTGTGGGTTGTGGAGCCCGGTCTGGCTGGTGCACTGGCTCATCGCCGGACGAAAGACCGTCACCACTAGAGCGGTGACGAACTAGGAGGATGTTATGACTGAAGCTTCTGGTCCTGGGTACAACACCTATGGCCGCGCCTTCTGGCGTGCCACCCTGGATCGTGCTGTGAAAAGTTTCGCACAAGCCGTCATCTTGGTCTGGGGTGTCGGTGATGGGGTGTTCAACCTCTTCGAGGTTGACCTCAAGGCGACCATGGGTCTGGCTCTCGGCGCCACAGCGCTATCATTCCTAACCAGCCTTCTCTCAGGTCCCGTCGGCCCAGTTGATTCCCCGTCGGTGTTGTGACCCGACCGTCCGTCACCGTCTGCATCCCGACTATTCCAGGTCGGGAGACGCTCCTCGGCCGCGCCATCGCGTCGGTCGAGGAGCAGACGTGTTTACCCGATGAAGTCATCGTGATGCTGGATAAGAAGGGTCACGGTGCTGCACCGACGCGAAATGCTGCGTGGCGAGCAGCGTCGACCGATGTCGTCGCGTTCCTCGACGATGATGACGAGTTCCTGCCACAACATCTCGAGGCGTGTGTGGATACGCTCGTCGAGAAGCAGGCTGGATTGGTGTACTCCTGGTTCGAACACGTTGGCTGGAGCGAGTGGACCCCCAGTCGTCCTGACGCTCTCGCGACCATGAAGGACGGTCAGTTGGTCCACCCCCTAGGGGTACCGTTCGAGCGGGAGCAGGAAGCGCACTTCCGCCAATACTCGTTCATACCGATCACTACGGTCGTCCGTCGCGGGTTGCTGGAGCGGTCCGGTGGCTACCCCAATCCGGGTACGCCGGAGTGGCCAAAGGCGGACTGCGAGGACTGGGGCGGACACCTGCGACTCCTGCGCATCGGTTGTAAGTTCGTCCACCACCCCGAGCGCACGTGGCAGTGTCACCACCACGCTGGTTCGACGGCGGGTCAGTCCTGGAAAGAGAAAGAGCGTGTCACGTGAAGGTTACCGGGATCACGCTCGTCACGCCGTCGATTCCGCCACGTGCTCAGTTGTTGGGTCGGCTGCTCGCCTCTGCAGCGGTCCAGACGCACCCGATCTATTCGGTGTCGGTAGCCCTAGACCACGACAAGGACGGGGCTGGACCAACGAGGACGCGGGCGCTGCGGCAGGCGCAGACCGAGTGGGTAGCCTTCGCCGACGACGACGACGAGCTGCTACCTCATCACGTGGCGACTCTGCTGGCAACCGCCGAAGAGACCGGCGCTGATGTCGTCTGGCCTTGGTTCCAGGTCATCGGTGGCAGCGACCCAATCGCGTGCAATCGAGGTCTGCAGTGGAACCACACCACGCCACACACCTTCCCGATCACGGCGTTGGTGCGAAATGAGATCGCTCAGAAATGCCACTTCCCCGCCCCACTGGAAGGTGCGGGTTGCAGCGGCGAGGACTTCAACTTCTGGATGCAGATGTCGAATTTGGGTGCTAAGTTCCACCACGTGAATGAGATCACATGGAACTGGTATCATAATAGCGGAAACACTGCAGGTCTTCCCTCCCGCTGGTAAGTCTGTAGCATCTGCTTAAAGAAGAAACGTCGCGAACGATACCTTCGCGAAGGTAAGTGAGTTGCGGGACTGGGACTCGAACCCAGGACCTACAGCTTATGAGGCTGTCGAGCTGCCATCTGCTCTACCCCGCAGGACCTAGTCTACTCGACTTCAAATTCAACCTCGAGTGACGTTGAGTCGGCGAGGATATCATCGACATCGATGTGAGCGCCGTCCCAGCCAATACGCAACTCCGATACAAACGTCTCATCATCGGCGTGCTCGTGGTTCTCAAGTGTTGCGGTGAACGTTACTTTGACGGTCATCACAGCTCCCGTGACTTAGATTCGCCGAGCGCGCCCTTATTGATCTTCACGTAGACGTCGACCGGACGACCTTCGACGGTGTGGCGGACGACGTGGTTATCGGCGTCACGGAGGATGAAGCCCGGTGAGCAGCCGCAAGAGCAACCGGCGCGCTGGCTCCAGCACACCTTGAAGCCCGTCATGTTGACGTGCTGCAAGGCCTCGGTGACTGCGGCCTTGTACGTCTTCGTCGGCCGACCGAAACGGTCGCGGAGGTTGTCCAGGATCGTCTTGCCGACCTCGTCGACGTACACGCGAGTGGCCTTCGCGAAGTCTTTCTGCTCACCCGACCGGGGATAGGCTCGTTGGATCATGAGGATGTCGACGAGCGTGCCGTCCTTGAGAATGGCCGAGGTCTCGGTGCGCGTTGCGGGCATGTCCTAGCTCCTTTGTTTAATCAACCTTGTAGATACATTCTATCACAAGTCAGGACTCGAGTCAACTCGAAGTGAAAGATTCTTCAATGCGAAAGAGCCCCCGTGCTGGGGGCTCCACGCTACTTTTGGGCTTCACACCAGGGTGAAGAACTTACCGCAGACCGGGCCGATCGCAGCCTCGACCGACTTCGCGGCCTTGAGCTTGCGGCTGCACTTGGCGCACCGGCCGTATGTGATGCCGAACGCCTTGGCCTCCTCCATCGTCATGCGGTGTTCCGGCCGCAGCTGGCCCTTGAGGTCGGGCTCGTAAACCCACTCGCCGTTGACGTGCTCGCCGGTCTCAACCAGCCGCTCGCCGTTGATCACCGTCCAGCGGAGGGTGTAGCAGTTCGTCTTTGGCCTTGTTCGACTGGAGCTTGACGATGTGATCGCCCAGGACGTAGACTCCGGGCTCCAGGACTGCGGTCGAGGCGCCCTCAGTGACCTTCGGTGCCTTCTTCGGCTGAGTCAACAGCCAGTCGATCACCGAGCTGGCCTCCTGCGAGGAGATGAACTTGCTCCCGTCCAGGATGTCCATGTACCGCTCGAACACCGTGCCATCGACCCCGTCGAAGTTGGGCTCGCGGTCGGCGATCAGCTTCGAGACGAAGTTGAACTGCTTCTCAGTCATCGGTCGCATCTCGTGTCCTCCAGTTGTTCAATCAACCTTGTAAGAACATTCTAACAGGAACGAGGACTCGATGCAACAAGTTCTCACAAGAACTTGGGCTTCACGATGTGCGGCTTTCGACCATCCCACTGGGTACGGACCTCTGGGTCGAGCGGTGTGAGCGTTTCCGGATCGACCTCGACCTCGATGAGCGTGTTATCCTTCCGCCGCACTATCACAATCTGACGACCCTCGAGCTCTTTGAGTGGTCCGCGAATCCACCAAGCGTCTTCGTGACGGTAGAAGCGGGGTTGTCGTGTCACGTGGTGTCGTCGATTCGGAATGAACTACCGAGCGCCTCGAACATGTCGTTCGCGGTCATGTCCTCGTCGTCATCGTCGACGTGTAGCACAGGGCACTGCGAGGGTGTGTGCTGGCGCTCGGCGAGCGCCTCACGGTGTCGATGTGTCTGATGATCAGTGAGCTTCTCGCAGGTCACGCAGAACTTGGTCGCATTCATCAGTTACTCCATGGGTCTTCGAGCTCGATGCCGTGAAGTTCACGCATCGCGGCGATGATCTGCTCACCCTCGAGCTTATTTGATGCGTGATAACTGTCGTAGCCCCAGAGCTCGTAGAGACGAGCTTGATACGCAAATGTGATGGTGTCGATCGCAGTAGGGTGTCTCCATGTACATCTCCTCTCTTTAATGAGGCAGGTGCCGGCCGAGCGACGCTGCTCGGTCCGGCCCTATACCTCCGCGCCCGACGACGGTGTCGGGGATGGTGACGCGATCCTAGTGAACTTTCTTCAGGCTGCCTGGCTTGCGGTAGCCATCATCGGCCTTCAGAGACTCGTAGGCTTTGACACGTGCCTCGAGACGCTTCTTAGACTTCTTGATGTTTTTCACTGGTTGTCTCCTTCACTGGAATGATCTTATGCACCTCGACCGTATAGGTGTGGTCGTACTTCTCTTCCCACTCCGCTCGGAGCTGCTTCGCAGCATAGCGTGACTTCACTACACAACGCTTGAAGAGTCGGTGACGCTTCCGATAAAGCAGGACCTCGAACTTAGCACCTCTCGAGGTGACTCTCATGAGCTAAGCGACGAGTCGATAGCCGGCGCTGTCGGCGGCCTTCACCGCATCGAGGATGTGATTATACTTCAACTCGTGAACCGACTCCGCGAGTGTTCCGATTGGATCGACCGGACGGAAGTGCCACGCTTGATGCTCTTCACACCACGTAATCACGGCGTACGGTCGGGTGTCTCGTTGCCAGAACCTTAGCTTCATATTGCCTGCTCCACAGCTAGTTGCATGCAGCGTTCGTGAGGAACGCCGGTGGTTGTTGTCGTGGTGCACTGGATGCCACAAAGAGCGGTGACCCAGCCAGTTGGGCAGGCGTGCGCCAACCCATCGCGGCCGATGCGGAACGTGATACTCATCAGTCATCACACTCGCCGTTGTCTTCGTCGCAGTCGGCGCAGTGCCCACACTCACCGGGTTTAGGCGCTTCGCCTTCGGTGTTGAGGAACCGGTGACCGTACATCTCACAGGTTGTCCAGTCGCTGATGTCCATTAGTGTGTCCCTTCACAGAATTTCCAATACTCACCGTGAGGGCAGAGCTCTGGGCGTGGTCGCCCAAAGTTCTTAGCGGGTGAACCCATGTTCCTGACGTCATGCTCCTGGTCACAACGCCCATAGCGCACAGGCTCGTTGCAACAGGCGGTGTACCCCTGGTCACCGGTCGTGAGATCTTCACGGTCGGTCGAACCGCAAAGCTCGCAGTGTGCGACATCCGCACCAAACCTGCACTTCGCATAAGTCACCATGTCTCACAACCTGCGTCGCGGGGGGACTTGGTGTGGTTGACGGGGCATCCGGGGGTCAGGGCCTCGCAGCAGTCAGACTCGTCCCGGTCGAGGGCGTAAACAACGACGGTGCTGGGTTTGGCGTCGGGCTTGGCGTTCATCTTAGCTCCTGGGTTCCTCGATCAACCTTCTAAGAACATTCTAACAGGAAGTGATGATCGAGTCAATAAGTTCTCACGAAAGATTCCGCTTACACCGCTCCGTAGTGGAGGTCGTGGATGAAGCTCTGGAGACCTGCGCCCGTGCGCTCGCCGAAACCGTGCATCTCCATCAGACGGTGAGGGTGGAACGGGGCGTTGAACTCAGCTGACTTGAGACGGAGAAACTCTCGCGCTTCGTGAGTCTCGGTGTCGAGGATCAGCATGAGCAGTTCGAACATCAGGTCTTCAGTCGTCTTGAGATCGCTGACCGCAAGCGTGTGAGCCACGCGGATGCGAGCCTCCCGCAGTCGGGTGGTGCCCTCCTGGAAGTACTCACGATTCGAGTTCCAGGTATTGAACTCGAAGTGAACGACGATGCGCGGCGTAGCTTGCGTGTATGGTTCCGCGGTGATCATCCACCCGGGCTTATACACGATGTCATCGTTGATGGTCTCGATCGCCGTCTTAGCGTCCATCTCATCCTCAGTTTCGTCTCAATTGTTATGAACATATTACAACATCTCGGGTTCGTAGTCAACAGGATCCTTGGAAGAATCTGTCCTGGAGTGTCGACGGCTGCACAGACCGGTGGTACTATTCGCCTGAGCAACCGGCACCGAGTGTCGGCGCGGTCAGAGATCCAACCGCGACAGTCACGCGTAGATATAGTCCGCGTGAGAGCGAGAGGTGAACCTCACGGCTCGAGGGATCGGACGGTGTAGAACCCGATCACCACGTGAGGAACCATGGAGCCTGAAACGCAAGCCTCGGGAGGCGATGAGAACCTGGTCGTCCCCGAGAACCTGACGTCCTTGACTGACGGTGACCTCGAGACGCTGGGCTCCGAGCTCCTGCGTACCTTCGATGCCATTCGCAGTGAGGGCGCGCTCTCGGCCGACAAGGTCACCGAGCTGCGCACGATCACTGCCGCGATCGAACGCGTCAACGTCGAGACGAAGCGACGCGACGAAGAGAACGAGGCACTGGCTGCTGAAGCAGCCGAGCTCGATGCTCAACTCCAGTCGATGGGCGTGCGTGTCGAGACCGCCGCCGTCGAGGTGCCCGAGCCCGAGCCGGCACCGGAGCCCGAGCCTGAGGTGGTGCCCGAGCCTGTGCCGGTCACGGCGTCCGCCGGCGCTGGACAGACTCGGACTGGTGCGCTGGTCGTGAAGCGGAAGCGCCTCAATGTTCCGCTTAGTGAGGTTGCTCGGCGAGCTCCGGACCCTGGCATCGGGCTCAACTATCCGACTGCTCAGGTTGTCACCGCTCCCGACGTGCCGATGTACGCCGCGGGTCGCCAGCTCGAGACGCTGGACTACCTCACCGATGCGGTGCACCGTCGGGCGAACACGCTGGCGATGCCGTCGGGCTACACCACCGTCGCTACGATTCGCAAGGAGTACCCGCTCGTCCTCGACCGGGAGACCGCTCCGGAGCAGATCTGGGACGTGATGCATCGTGCGGCCGATCCGCAGAACCTCGTCGCCGCCGGCGGCTGGTGTGCACCCAGCACGATCATCTACGACTTCTTCAACATCGCCTGCGGCGACGGCATCATCGACGTGCCGACCGTCGGCGTGACTCGCGGTGGCATTCGGTGGCCTACGTCGCCGACGATCGCCGATGCACTGGATGACATCTGGCTCTGGACCGAAGGCGATGACATTCTCGCCGTCACGGGCGCTGGCACCAAGCCTTGCGTTCGAGTTCCGTGCCCGTCGTTCAATGAGCTGCGGCTCGCGTGTCACGGTCTCTGCATCACCGCTGGCAACCTGACTGAGTCGGCTTACCCGGAGATGATCTCCAACTACCTCCGGCTCGTGATGAATGCTCATGAGCACATCATGAATCAGCGGATCATTGCCGACATCGTCGCGGGTTCGACCTCGGTTACTGTCACTGGTACTGACGTCCCGCTCGCATCGGGTCTGCTCGGTGCCATCGGACTGCAGGCCGCCGACTACCGCGAGCGGTTCCGGATGTGTGATAACGAGATCCTCGAGGTCGTGCTCCCCCGCTGGGCGAAGGAAGCGATTCGCTCGGATCTCGCTAAGCGCACCGGCGTCGAGAACATGATGGCCGTTACCGACGCCCAGATGAACGCTTGGTTCGATGCGCGTTACGTGCGGGTCCAGTACGTCAGCGACTGGCAGCTCGGTTCGGGCGATCAGCTCGGTCAGATCACGCCGCGCACCCAGTGGCCGAACTTCGTGCAGTTCCTCATCTACGCCGCAGGTACCTGGGTCGTCGGTATGGGCCTCGACCTGAACCTCGGCGTTGTGCGGGACTCCGCGCTCAACGCCAAGAACGACCACACCGCGGCCTGGACCGAGGAGTGTAAGTTGACGGCGATGATCGGACACCAGTCCCGGTTGGTCACCCTCGACTTCTGCGCCAGTGGTATGACCGGTGCGGCCAGCCTTACCTGCGCCAACACCGGCCCCTGATCGTAGCGGTTGACCAAGCCCGTGATGAACCTGAAGGGAGCGTGACACGTGATCTCAGCCGCACGACCGATCGTCACCCGGCCGACGCGTGTCACGACTCCCTACGGTCTGCTTTCAGTCGCACAGCTTCAGACCGAGACAGACCCACACTGGCAAATGGGCGTCAGGTTCGAGGTCGGGACCTGCGCTCCAGCAACGGTCACCACCGCAAGCTGCGCGATCACGGGTACCGGCGACAAGGTACGCATCGACGCTTTGAGCGTCAGAGGCGCAATGCCCTTCACGGTGTACTCATTGCCGGTGTGCGGTCCACCGGGATACATCAATGATGCGCAGAATTATGCCACACAAGGTCTGATCAACGGTGAGGGTCGCGCCGTCGAGCGCGAGTTCTGGACTGGTGCATTCGGAACGACTCCACACCTCGCTGCTAACGCCGCCATCATCGGTGCTGACGGCGTCATCGAGCAGACGGCGGCTTCGGTCGTCGTCTCCGGTGGCGCCACGGTTGATCCAGTCGAAGGTCTTGCTCGACTGGAGGAAGCTCTCGGCTGGTGCTACGGCGCCGAGGGAGTTATCCACGCACCGAATTCGATCGTTGCTTCCTGGGAAGCATATGGCTTACTCCGGCGAGAGGGTGGTCGACTGCGGTCGCCGTCCAATCACATGGTGGTGTCCGGTGACGGCTATCCCGGCACCGGACCTGATGGGTCGCAACCCACCGCAAGTCGCTGGGTGTATGCGACGGGCGCCGTGCAGGTGCGGCGAGGTCCTGTCGAAGTCAGAGGTACGACGAATGCCGAGATCGTCGACCGAGCAAAGAACGATGTCATCGTCGTCGCGGAACGTACTTATGTGATCGACTGGGACTGTTGTCACCTGGCTATTCTCATTAGTCTCGGTGGTCAAAGTGCGGGTACGTTCAATGAGAACTAGGAGATAACCAGTGGCAGCACCGACTCTCTGCGCGGCCCCCATCCAGGGCACTCGGATGCGAATCACCCGCCTGACTGAGTGCGGTGTACCGGTGACTGGTGCCGGCGGTCTTGTCGTCACGGACGGTTTCGTTCAGGTCGAGGTGAGCCACGACTACGAGGATGGCACCGAGTATGAGGTGCGGAACGCGGCTGGTGGATACTGCGTCAATGAGCGTGGCCCTGATCAGTATAAGCGCTCGAGCCTCACCATCCAGTTCTGCTCGATCGATCCGGATGTCGTGAACCTCATCACGGGAGCGACCGTGATCACGACCGGTGCACCTGCGACTGGCACTGGCTTCTGGGTTACCGAAGGTACCGTCACTCAACACTTCTCTCTGGAAGTTTGGCAGAACGTCTCGGGTAATGCATGTTCGAGTGCAATTCCTGCATCTGCTTATTGGGCGTGGCCCAACCTCTACGCCGGTCGGTTCAACGACTTCACCATCGAGGATAACGCCCTCGAATGGTCTCTCATGGCGACTACCCAGAGAGCGCACGCGTCGTGGGGTGCCGGTCCAACGAGTGACGACTGGATTAGCGCAGTTCCTGTGAATGCGCACTACGGGTTCAACATCGTCTCCAAGGCTCTGCCCGCCCTGACCGGCTGTGGAGCAGTAACACTCACGTAAGCCAGGGAGGGCGCTCTTGTATGAGAACCTATGCGCACCCTGGCCGGCGACGCTGTGTACGGATATCTGCGGGTACAGTCCCGTGGTCACCGGTGCGGCATTCTTAGCAGCCTCCGAGGTCCTTTGGGGCGCGACCGGTAGACAGTTCGGCAACTGCCCCGTAACGGTGCGACCGTGTCGTGCTGAGTGCGCGTCGTACGACGATCGGGCACTGGACAATGGCTGGCCCCATCCGGGTCTCTACAATGGTGTGTGGCTGAACGTCGCATGTGGTGTCTGTGGCGCAAACGTATGTTCATGTACGAACACGAGTGAAGTTCTGCTGCCTGAGTTCGCACGCATCATGTACGTCACCGTTGATAACATCGTACTCAACGAAGATGACTGGGTGCTCTACGACGGTGTACGGCTTGTGCGGATTGGCGCCGAGTGGCCCATCTGTCAGAGTTGGGCTGTTACGGGGGGAGTGGGCGTTTGGTCGATCACAGCGTCATTTGGTCCGGAGCTCACTGACTTAGGGAAGCTTGCGGTGGGTATCCTCGGCGTTGAGATCATGAAGCAAATGTGTGGGGAAGACTGTGCACTGCCCTTCAAGACGGTGTCGGTGACACGCCGCGGTGTGACGATGACACGCGACACTGAAGGCTTGACTGGTCTCACAATTCCCGATCTCTTCATTAGGACATATAACCCAGGGAAGATCCAGGACCGTGCACGGATCTATTCACCTGATGTGACGCTCCCGAGGTTGCAGTCGTGAGCACGCTTGATCTACTCGCGCCCACGGTAAACATCTTCGCTGAACCTGGCGATCTCGTCACCATCGAGGTCACGGTACCACTGGCATTTGAGTCGGGTACATGGATAGGTTATCTCTGGGAAGGTCAGTGCCAGGGTGAACCTGTCGCGCTCTTCACTGTCACGCCACCCAATGGTACACCGGTGGTCTTACAACTAGATACAGGGAATCCACTACTTGTGCCTGCTTGGGCGACAAGTTTCAGTGGACGCTGGGAACTTGATCGAGTGGATAGTGGTGAGACACGTACGTGGGTGAAGGGGCGATTCGTATTGGATTCAACTCTCCAGCAGGGAGGCGTTTGATGAGTGATGTGATTAGCACAACGTTCTTCACCGGCACAGATGGTGTCGAATATAAGTGCGAGATCATCGGATCTATCGGTCTTGAACGTGGACCGCTCGGTCAGTATGCGGAAGCACTCGCCTTCAAATTCTACGAGGCGTATGCCGCTGCCATGCCGTCCGCATGTGAATGGGCTGATGTATGCGAGATTGATCAGGAGAAGGTCATCTCCTTGGCCAGCCAGCTTGTTGACCTATTTGGTATGCCGCCCGACGTCGCGGCCGCACTCGAAACACATCAATCATCGTAAGGAGCGGTTGTGGCCACAGGTCTTCACCCCGTTAACTTCATCAACAAGGTCTTGAACGTCTTGTCTGGTACGACGTTCACCGCGACCGCGAACACATACGCGGCGTTGCATACTAACACCGGCGATCCCGGTGCGGCTGGCACCAGCAACCCGTCGAGCGTCACCACCCGTGTAGTCCTTGCTTGGGGCGCAGCCGCAGCTGGTGTGAAGGCCATCGTGGCCACGTTCCCGGTGTGGGCTTCATGGGCAGGTACGAATGGCGAGGTCGTCGGTTACATCTCGGTGTGGGATGCGCTGACGGTTGGCAACTTCTACTACTCGTTTGCACTCACGGTCCCGAAGACTATGAACACGGGTGACACGCTCACGCTCACGGCACACTCATTCGCGATCACGCCCGTCGCGGCCTGATAGGAATGATTCATGCCGATTCCGAACACGAGTGGGGCTACGTGGCCTACTCAGGCCGAACCTGACAGTGTTGATTTCGACATTATCTCGGCCGCAGCCAATGCGTTTGGGGTCGTGTCCGGGTGCGTATGTACGCCCGCGAGTTCGGGTGTTACGCTCGGAGTTGCGGTTGCATCAGGTTCAGTTCACGTCGGCACTTCTACCCCCGTAGCGATCACTGGAGCGACGGTCACACCGGGAGCGGCACACGCCACTCTGAATCGTTTCGATCTCGTTAAGACTAATATAGGCGGGACTCTCGCCATTGTGGCTGGCACCGCGGCAGCAGCGCCTGAGTTTCCGGCGATCCCTGCGTCGAGCACTGTGCTGTGCGTTGTCTACATCCCGGCGACAGCCACATCGATTACCGCGGCGAACATTGTTGATAAGCGGCAGCTTATCAATCGTACACCCGAGCTGGGAACAACTTCGACGACTGCCGCGGCTGGTAATCACCTACACGGCGGCGAATACGCCTCCACCGATCACTCCGACACTCATCTTGATACGGGTTCAGATCCCATCACTCAGATGGGCGGCTTCGAGCTTTACCCCGATGACGGCTCTGGCGCGATAGCGTTGCAAGCGCAGTTCTCTACGCCCGCCGCGTTCGCTGAGGATGATCACCTAAAGTTCTATGCCCGCTGGTTAGGTTACCGCCCGGTCTTGGCCGTCAGGTCATATGACCGTGAAATGTATCTTGGATCAATGATCACCGGTCCTGAGAACCTGTGGATGGCCACTCCCAATACAGGGACGACCCTATCTAGCTGCATGCTTTCATCGTGGGCACCGAGCACTATCTCAGGGACATCTACACCGACCGTCTCTCATCCCACGCCAACATCGATCCTGGGGTTCCGTACTAAGCTGTCAACAGCCGCGACAGCAGGCTCCGATTTCTCGGTGTTCTCTACGAACTTACTATGGATCCGTGGCGATAGTGTCTTGCCCTGGTGTGGCTACTACTACCACGCTCGGGTCACATTCGAGGACGCCTCCTATAACAACTCCGGCGCATCCACCGGCTCTCGCATCTTTCTCGGTCTCACCGACCAGACTGGCACGACCAGTGTTGGAGCGGATGATCCTGCTGGCCACCGTCACGGATTCCAGCGGATCAATGTTAATGGTGGAAAGACCCAGACTAATTTCTTCATGACCGTGAAGAATGGGACGACGGAAGCCATTCTTGATAGTGGCGTGGCGCTCGTGCAGAATAATGTCTATGACTTTTATGTTTTCGTGAGACCTGGCGGCGGTTACCCATTCGGCCAGATATTCAACCTGACAGCTGGCACGGGCTCCGGGCCGATGATCGACGTCTCGGGTGCTGCATCGATTCCTGGGGCTACGACGTATATGCGAGCGACAGCCTCCCTGCGTACGATCAACGCGACAGCTCGCACGCTGGGTATCCACCGGGTGGGTGTGGAGATCCCCGCCTAATGGCCATCTATGCCGTGCCCGGCACTCGGAGGCGTGATGCAGTTGACGAGATCGGTATTGACATTCGTCCTGTACAGGGCCCGCCAATTCATGCTAAGGGCTGGGGTGATGTCCTGCTTTACTACTGGGCTCAACAGGTCGATTTCCTAGATGCATCTGGTATCAGCGTCGGCGCAGGTCATATTGGTATCCAGGCATATGACAATGACGACTTGCCTGATGATCAACGCACAGTCGTTAACTGGGGTTGCTATGACAACTCAGTTAGTGGCACGTTTCGGTCGACCAACGTCCTGACGCCTGACTCGTTCATCGATATAAACTCGCCAGTGTCAATGGGCATGGCCTGGGAGTACGGTGAATGGTTGCGCTTCCGTGTGTTTAAATCGCCTAAGCAGGATTGGCTTGCTCTTGAGATTAAGCCCGGTGATAACCAAGTGCCGCCTTACGTTGACACTGATCAACAGGCTGATGAGGTGGCGTTCCGATGCACGATTGAGAATGTGACTCGGGGTCGTCCGCCAGTTGAGTTTCATGACGTGCTAGTTAAAAGTCCTAGAGCGTCGAAGCCAATTGGTGATGGTCAGTTCTGGACTGAGCCGATTCAACAGGCGGCGTGGCCTGGTGACATCGACTCGGATTGGCCTCGTGATCCGATCTGCGACTTCCGAGAATGGATCTTTGATGGTCGTGGCATGGCGCAGACCATCACAACGCTTTATTCGGGTACCTCAGCGAACTGTGACACGACGGTCGTGTCCGGTTCGCCAGGTTACGTCCGCCAAGCTGGCAACGTGACCCGCACTAACCCAGACAGCACAGTCCTGGCGGTCCCGACTGGCTATTGGGATGCACATCAACCGAACGTCACTCCCGCTATCACTGATGTGGCAGCTCGGGTGCCTACCCCCCGCCCATGGTTCTGAGAGGAAAGCATGCCTGACGTCACGATCACTATCCCTCCGGGTCAGGTAGCTCGGGTGACTGAGGCGCTATGTGTCACGGGCAACAGAGCGCCTGTTACTGCGGCGAATGCTCAAGCTGTGTTGCGTGAATGGGTGCGTGACACGACCGTCAACTATTGGAAGAAGAAGGACACCGCCGCGGCGCTCGCGGCTATACCGCCGCCAGTTGATCCGCTCATCACCTGAACGTTTCCCTTTATCCGAGTAAACTTCTGACATGAAAGTGGGGTAACGGACCACATGGCTCTGGCCGTTGCCTCTACCACGGTGTCGACTGCAACGGCGTCAGCGACGCTATTGCAGGTGCCGTACCCGGCGTCGATCGCGGCGAACGACTATGGCGTCCTGTTGATCGGCACGAAACCGTTCAACGCGGCGATCACAACGCCGATCACGAGCGGCGTGCCGTGGACGCTACTTGGAACTCGTACGAATGGTACGACGGTTGCTGGCACCGACACCGGGTCGATGCAGGTTGCGGCATACATCATTAAGTTCCCTGGGACAATCACAGGAAACTTAACTGTGACTATTGGGTCGGGTAACAGCTGCTTCGGTGTCATGTACCGGGTCACGAAGAACCCGGCTATGGACATCGTTACAGGGTTCTCGTCGGGTGTGGATACGACGGCCAACACGGCGTGGTCGGTGGTGTTCGACGCTAATCCCGGGATCACGGCCGGGGACCTGCTGATCGTGGGGGGCGCCTGGTCAACGGATCTTGCCCGCACCGTGTCCGCGTCCGCTCTGACCGCTACGGGCGCGACATTCTCTGGGATTGTTGCGGCGGGTAACCAGAACCCTCGGATCACGACCGGCCTCGACAGCGGTGGCAACACGAACAGCGCGCTGTGCGCGACGGGCACTGCGTCTGCGGCACCTACGTGGACTGCGACGCATACGGTCGGCACAAACGGTGCTGGACCAGCGGTCATTGTTCGCTTACGAGAACTGCCACCTGTTGAGATCGACGGTGTCATGGTCGCCACTGCGATCATCATCGGTACAGTATCGGTGGGGTCGACGGGCTCCGCTTCGAGATTCCAGCTACGCAAGCCCGGCGGTGGTTCTGCATTACGTAATGGGGCGCTACTACGCGGGCCATCATCAGTGTCGAACTCGGTGGATGGAACTCGTTCTTCCACTGCGACGCTGACTGGATCGATCACTGTTAGCCGCCCGGTAGCTGGCACAACAACGGCTGTTGCAACTATCTCGGGTTCTGCGACTCTCGTACGTTCAGTGATAGGTACAGTCTCAGCGAGTGCAGTCATTACCGGTGTGGCATCTCGTACAGCCACGGCATCTGGTAATGTGAATGCTGCCGCAGTGATCACGGGCTCAGCGACTGTCGAACGTGCTGTGACGGGTTCACTCAATGCCGCTGCAGTGATTACCGGTTCAGCGACAGTTCCGCGAGATGCTTCAGGCAACTTGAATGCGGCTGCGTCAATCACAGGCGCAGGTGTCGTCACACAACCCACTACTGGCTCAGTGTCTGCGTCCGCTGTACTCACTGGTACAGGTGTTGCATCTAAGCCGGTGAATGGATCTGTGAGCGGCATAGCGACGCTCACAGGAGCAGCGTCCAGGGTAGCGGGCGCGCAAGGTACGGCATCGGCAGCGGCGGTCATCACAGGTTCGGCGACGAGCTCGAAATCGGTTGATGGGATAACCTCGGCCACAGCAGTTGCGACAGGCGCAGTTACTCGCAGTGTACCTGTAGCCGGCACGTTGAACGCTGCTGCAGTAATCGACGGTTCTGCAGTCGTGACGACACCAGGGACCGCTCAGGGTACCATCGTAGCGAACGCGCTCATAACTGGCTCAGCAACTGTCACGCGTGCCGCTCAAGGTGATGTGACTGCAGTTGCCACCACGTCCGGCACAATTGCAGTAGCACGTCAAGTCGATGGTGCCGTCGTAGCATCAGCGGTGGCTACGGGCGCGGCGTCGAGAGTAGCGAACGCAGTAGGTACTATCACGGCGTCCGCAGCGGTGAATGGATCGGCATCCACATCGAGCGCCTCGGGAGCTGACGGGTCACTCAACGCTGTTGCTATCATCACGGGTTCAGCGACAGTTACTCGCTCAGCACAAGGTGTTATGACAGCTACGGCTGTCATCACGAGTGATGTTGTTGCTACTCGCATGATCACTGGAACTCGCAGTGCAACCGCTGCTCTCACTGGTTCAGTAGTCCGCATCGCGGACGCCTCGAATGCTCTCAACGCAACAGCGGTCATTACTGGTCAAGCCGCGGTTGCGCGCTCGATGCAAGGCAACTTCGTTGCAACTGCGACGATTACCGGTGAAGCAGCAGTCGACGCTTTAATACAGTCTACACATAATGTGTCGATTGTGCTTGAGGCCGGTGTGATCAACCTAGATGCAAGTGTCCCAATAGCTGGACATATCACACCTGCATTGCCGACGATTGGTGAGATTGGCATCTCGACGCCGAGCACTAATACACAGCCCTTAACGACCGTGAGTGTATCACGTGTAAGCATCGGGCTGCACGTGTCGACGATTTATCTTGAGAGTGCGATCGTTAAAGATACCTTAGGCTAGAATTGTGACTAGGAGGTTAGTGTGAATCTGAAGACTCGTCCGTTCGATGTTGCACGAGCATTGCTGGATTGCATCTGCGTCGGGCTATCATCGACGGCCGCCGGTTGCCCGGGTCGACGTTGTGTCGTTCCGGGGAATGAAATCGACTTCGTGAACTGTTGTGGTGGTGTGAATGGCGGACAGCTCACGGTGAATCTTGAGTCGATGTATGCGTCTCGCGTCTTTCCAGTGCCGGATACTGCTGCGGCTAAGTGTGATGCACCGTATGAGGTAGCGTCTTACTCGGTGACTGTACTGCGGTGTGTACCAGTTGGTGATCTTGATCATCCGCCAAGCTGCGCAGCACTCGAGACTGCTGCATCGACGACATTCGCCGACCAGCTCGTCGTGCGTGAGGCGGTTCGGTGCTGCCTTGAAGACACTGAGTCGTTCAGTCAGGTCGCGGGTTATAACTACCATTGGATCCTCGATGAACACGCTAGCGTGGGCCCTGAAGGCGGCTGCGCTGGATCGACATTGCGCGTGGTCATTGGTCTGGTTGCCTGTCACGACTGTTCGGTGGTAGGACGATGAGTGTGACTGTTCATCATGCATTGATGGACATGCTTCTTCGACGAACGCATGGTCCTATTGGTGCAAAGCTCTCAAGCACAGGTTTGCGAGTTCAGTCGACCGCGAAGCGTCTCTGCCCAGTCGACACAGGTAGACTACGGTCTTCCATTCAGACTACGAATCCACGTGAGACCGGCACCGGACAAGTTTCGATTCGTGTTGGCTCGAATGTCAACTACGCGCGGTTCGTAGAACTGGGTACACGTTATCAGCGGGCGAGACCATATCTACGACCCGCACTCGAGCAGGAGGTTCGATGAACGACAACATTCCCGAGCTAGGATCGGGTACAGATACCGCCGAGACGCTGAAGTTCAAACTTGACGGTGATGTCTTTGAGGCGGTGAGTAGTGTACCCGCCGCACTGATGTCCGATATGATGGATCTGTCGGGTCAGTTCGGTTTCACGCAACTCAATGCGGCCGAGATTGATGTAGAGGACATCTCTCCCGAGAACATCGAGCGTCTACAAGGTATGGCATCGCAGGCCCAGAAGCAGACTGCACGCCTACTGTCATTCCTTGACCAGGTGCTGCTTGACGACTCCGCGCTGCTATTCGCTGAGCGACTTCGATCGACTAAGAAGCCGATCACACTCGCTGACGCATTTAATGTGTGGCGCTATTTGGTGGAGCAGTATGGTGGCCGCCCTACGAAGCAGTCGGTCTCCTCTGCGAATGGGGCCGGCGAAACTGGTATGAGTTTGATGGGTGGGCAGCTTCCCAAGCGATAGATCCACTTCAACTGCCGTTTCGTCGGTATGTGAACTTGATCTATTTCATGCTCGTGAGTAATGCTGAATCGAAGAAACGAGCGGAACTTGATCGTACACTCCAGGGGACGAAGTCGATGGCGCTTGTGAGGCGTGATCCCGTGACCGGACCATCGGGTACTAAGGGACGCAAGGTACCGGCATGGTGGAAGGGTGATGCTGCGGCTGCTGCATCGACGATCGCTGCAGCACGTGATCACGGCTACGTTGTCGGACAAACCGGAGGGTAAGCGATGTCATTCGGCGGTGGTCTTGGTCCAATCGCATCGGCGTTCGTCGAGATCACCGCCAATACTCAGCGTGCGGAAGCTGAGTTGCTCAAGCTCATTGCGATCATGGGTCGCATTGATGATGCGGCGAAAGATGCCGCAAAGTCAATTGAACTGCAGTTCAGGCTTGCTGCTGCATCGGCGAACCGATCGCTTAAAGGTATCGACGATGATGGAGCATTCCGCGGTCTATCCGATGAGTCGAAGCGTGCTGGATCGGACATCGGCTCCAACGTTGAGGGTGGTTCAGGACGGGCTAAGGCCGCGCTCGGATTCCTCGCCACAGGTGTAGCACTCGTCGGTACTGCACTTGCAGCGGGTGGTGCCGCAGCTGTTGGCTTTGGTCTGAAGTCAGCGGCCTCCCTCGAGCAGACACAGGTTTCCTTCAAAGCTCTATTGGGTTCGGCAGAGCAGGCTGATGCGTTCATTCGTGAGATGCAGCAGTTTGCCGCAACGACGCCATTTGAGTTCGCTGGACTCGCTGACAATGCTAAGCAGCTGCTCGCAACATCGAGCGCTCTAAAGATCACTCGTGATGCGATCATCCCGACGATCAGTACGATCGGTGATCTCACCGCGGTACTAGGTGCTCCACCCGAGGCCATCGATCGTGTCATCACGGCATTCGCACAGATGGCGTCAAAGGGTAAGGTCTCCACCGAAGAGCTCCAGCAAATCGGTGAAGCGCTTCCTGGCTTCCCAGTCTTCGAAGCCATGGCAAAGGGCCTCAATCTCACAACGGCTGAGCTTCAGAAGCAAGTCAGTGATGGTCTGATTCCGGCTGACGTCGGAGTGCAGGCGTTGTTGAAGGGTATGAAGGAATTTCCGGGGGCGGCTGGAGCGATGGCCGCGCAAGCACAGACTCTCAATGGTCTGTTCTCAACCTTCAAAGATACGATCCAGCTCACGTTAACTGACGCATTTGGTCCGCTCGTTGAGGTCGTGAAGACCTCGCTCGGTCCACTAACTGAGATCATTGGTACTTCACTAGGACAACTCGCACCGGTCATCTCCAATGTTGCTGGAACGCTCTTCAACGCAATTGGCCCGATCATTCAGGGGCTAACGCCTGGCATTGTCGCGATCGTCAATGGCATTGGTCAAGCGTTCGCGATACTCGCACCGGGAATCCAAGCGTTTGGCGCTATTCTCGGTCAGGCGTTCTCAGGTATCGCACCGCTATTTGCTGCGCTCGGAACTGCAATCGCACCATTGTTTGGTGTCCTTGGTCAACTCGTTGCGACGGTGTTGCCGCCACTGATCAGTGTTGTCACCTCGGTCGTGGTGGCGTTCACACCACTGATCCAGATTGTTGCGACGGTTACATCAGCGTTTCTCAGTGGATTGCAGCCGGTACTTCAAGCATTCGTTCCCGTGTTCGCTTCACTCGCGGTGGCTTTCGGAACGTTCTTCGACATACTGGCACAGAGTGGAATCTTAACGACGATTACTGAAATCTTCCAGCGACTTTTCCCGGTCATTGGGAAGACGATAGAGATCCTTGGAACCGGTCTTGGTCAGGTGCTGCAAATCCTAGCGCCGGTACTTGCGCAACTCGCTGATGCAGTTCTTGCGGCAATGCTTGCTAGGATGCTTGTGATGGTTGAAGCATTCGTACCAGTACTGCCACAGCTCGCCGAGGCGTTCGTGCAGATTGCGATCGCCCTGGCACAGCTACTTGTTGCGCTCCTTCCATTGCTTATAGGTCTTCTCAATCTTAACACACTAATCCTCACTTCGATTGGTGTGCCGGTGATGACTGCCATTGCCGTTGCGGTTGCATTCCTAGCGACGCAGTTTGCGAACTTCGTGACGCTCCTGACATCGCTGCTGTTGCCTGTACTAAACGCAATCATGCCGATGTTCCAAGCACTCTGGCAGAACATCCTCGTACCATTCGGGCTATACATCATCAGTGGATTGACACCGATCATCCAGACACTGATGAGTGTCTTCATGACAATCTGGCAAACAGTACTTGTACCACTCTTTAACTTCTTCATGACCACGGTGATGCCGATTATTCAAGCGGTCGGGATCATCATATTGGGCATACTGGTCGTCGCGGTTCAAGCTGTGATCGCTATCTTCATGTTCTGGTGGAACAATGTTCTGACGCCACTCTTTAACTTCTTTACGAGTGTCATACTGCCAATCATCCAAGCTGTCGCCACTGTCTTCATCGCAGTATTGGTTGTGGCTGTGCAGGCCGTGATTACTGTCTTCATGTGGTGGTGGAATAACGTTCTGACGCCGCTATTCAATTTCTTCACAGGCGTCGTCATGCCAATCATTCAGGCAGTAGCGACTATCTTCGTTGCGGTGCTAGCAGTCGCGGTTGGCGTCGTCGTTGCCATTTTCATGTTCTGGTGGAATAATGTTCTCTCACCAGTAGCGTCATTCCTTTCCGGAGTATTCTCAGCGGCTCTTGAACGAGTGAAGACCGCATTTGGTTTCATCGCTGACATCGTGCGTGCTGTACTGACACCTGTGATCGAAGCGCTTCAGACTCAATTCAACGTGTTCATGACTGTCGCACGTGCAGTAGCTGAGATCTTGGGTAATGTACTTGCACCTGTGATTGACTTTGTGAAGAGAGGTTTTGAGAATATGAAGACAGTCATCGGCGCGGTCGCTGACTTCATTGGGAATCTAATCGGTAAGATACAGACTGCTGTTGGCTTTATCACAAGTCTTGCTGATAAGATCAACAGCTTGGGCGTTGGTGGCGCGATCGGTGCCATCAAGGGTCTCGTTGGTATGTCACGTGGTGGCGTTGTCCGAGAAGATATGCTCGCAATGCTTCACTCACCTGAGGTCGTCATTCCGCTGAATGATCGAGCTCGGGCAATTGAACTCGCCGAGCGCTCGGGGTTGCTGGATCTGATCGCACCAACTAGTTCACCGGGTGCGGATCAGTCGGGACCACGGCCTATCGGAAGTCGTGCAATGGCAGCGGCAGGTGTCGCGATTGAGAATGTCAACGTGTCTTTCACGAGTGATACGACGCCGAGTCAAGCACGTGAGGTCGCCGGAGCATTCACCGATAGTGTTATGGAGACTCTTCGAAGACGACAACTTGCATTGACTGTGAGGACCATCTGATGCCGCGTTCAAACTGGAATCCACATTCTCCTGACACGCTCGGTGTTGAGTTCGCGGGCATAGGCGTTACTAATAATGTCCTCGTTAGTAACACAGACATGTATGCACTGCGCTTTAAGGCGCAACGTACAGGTTTCATTGATCAGGTTTCGATATACTCAGGTGCACTCACTTATGCACCGTTAATTACTGCTATTGCTGGTGGTTATGTAGGTCAGCGTCGTCCGTGGATTGTTGAACTGATTCCTGTATCAGGCTTTGATCCGGGGGCACTGCAATATAGTTATTTCACTATGAACATCACGTCTTCTAGTGATGTGATAGATGAGACGTTTGGTGCAGTCACGGGCGATGAACTTGATTTACCGAATGATGGAAAGTTTCTCTATCAGTCGGGACCGAATCCGGCTGTGATCACAGTCGAAGCGTCGGACGCAAGCGCATTCCCGCTTACCGCACACGTACTTGCAGTGGGCGTCGATGTGAATGTATATTCCCAAGTATCTGTTGAGCGTATAGATCAGAATGGTGTAAGTTATTGGTTTAGGTATTTCGGATCAGGTTACTCAACCCAGCATATTGCTGAGGCATATCAGGAGATGGGTAGTCTTGGGACATGGAAGTTATGGACACCTTCGGAGATTAGGCAATTTGATGCTGGTGTGGGAAACCGAAGACTACGCTTTCGGGCAGTAAGTTCTCAGCCAAATATCTTCGATTGGTTACAACTTCATATTGATTATATTAATGAACGACGTGCAGGTGTTGGTCTTGTCATACCCACCGGGCCATATCAGTGGGTAACCGGATCGTTCCATCAGCCTAATGTTGCTACTGCGGTGCCTGTCACTACAGGCGTTGAGTATGTTGTGGTTGTCCGACCACCTTGTGCTCAGGATGATTATAAGGCGTTAGGTTCACGCCTGGACTACCGCACACTCAATGATCTGAAGCAGAACGGCATCACACCTGTTCATTACACATTCCTTGATTGGGATGCATATACTCTTGTCAATGGAACTACAAGTCAGAATCATGCTATTCCCGTTGCATTGGATACACAGCAACAGGGGATTCCTGCGATTCGCATGTTCTCAGCAGGTTCGGAAGTTGTTGACACCGTCCCGTATAGCGAGAATTACTCAGGTGCACAACCCGTTAAGATCGCGAATACTGCAGATCGTGTTAGGCATTCTCTCGAGAATGCTCCAGTTGGGACAACGAAATATCGGTATCTGCGTACAAACATCTCATTGGTGCAGCATCCTGGAGTGCAGCCTGACTTCAAGGGTGGTGTGGATGTCTCAGTTCGGACATTCCTAGAAGGACTTGTTGCTGGGCCTATACGTGTTGATGAGACGACATGGCGAGCAAGCGAAGTCGTTGGTAGCGATATCTGGGGTGATGAGTACCGTTCGATATTGATCGACTTCGGTACATCGATTGATCTCGTTGATAGTGCGCCTTCACACATTGACTTTATCCTTACCGAGGATACTCCTGTTCAAGGTACGGGACAAGGTGTTGATAATCCGTGGCGTATCGGGACATTGGTCTCTGAGATCATCGGTGTCACAGGTGCAGATCAGACTGCACCTGGTAGTGCAGCAGGCCTCTCTTACCCTTATCCATCAGGCACGCGGGTTAACATCAACACGTTGCCTAATCGTCGAGCTGACCTTCAAGTCATGCTCATTTCAGATGTACCGGCGATCACTGGCACAGCAATCACAGTGCAGACCCTCCCGGTGTCCGGTGGAGCATGCGACGGTTGCGCAACGACGGTTACGCCGCGAGTCTCGGTGGTGGGCACGGGCACTAGCGTTGCATCTGCAAACTCAGATGTAACCGTTACTCTCATCCCGCCGCTACCAGTCGTTGACATCCGTGCTGATGATGTTCTCCTTTGTTTGGCAAGTGTACGAAATTTCAACACAGGAACTGTCAACACGCCGATTGGCTGGACACGAATTGGCACCAATTCGCAGGGTAACTTAAGACTATTCGCGAAGAATGCGATTGGTGGTGGGTTTGACATCCTACCACAGGTGACATTTGCCGCCGGAGCGACGAATGAGACTGCACTCGCTCAGTGCATGGTTGTTCGTGGTACGAGAACTAACCTTGCAACTCTCGTCACAGCCAGTGCTTCAGGTTCCTTTGCTTCAGCTCAGAATCTCCCCTGGTCAGTATTGTCCATGACATCAACCGATCTCGGCATTCGCATCGGTTGGAAGCAGGATGACTGGACGAGTGTTAATAATGAAGCTGGATTCACTGAAGCAGGTGAACCTTCATCAGTGCTTGGTTCTGATGCTGGTATGGTGTGGGATTATCAGACAGGAACTCTCGGGTGGTTCGGTGGTAACTGGACTGTGAATGGCGGTGCCGCCGCGATTTCGGCATCGTTGTCAGTAGCACTTGCAGCCGCCTCACCTACGAATGTAGACATCGCGGGAAGTAATTGTTACGTGAGAGGGATCACGTATAATCATGTATGCTGGACGCCGACGACACTCACGCGAGAGAACTTCCAGTATTATGAAGTGCAGCGTCTTGAACCTGCAGTTACGAATCCTGCCTGGACGACGGTCGCAATCATTTCACCTACAGGTACAGCCGTTACAGGTGTGGTGAATGCACCGACATGCTTTGATGACTACTCGATGGTATATGACACGTCGGTCTGCTACCAAGTTCGTCAGAAGCGAGTAGATGGTGGTTTGTCCGAGTTCATCGATGTCGTTTGTGCTACGACTCCAGCACCGACCGGGTCGGATTTGATCATCACCGTACCGGGTGATCCAACACTTAGTGTGGCATTCGCTGAAGCACATGGCAGTTTACCAATTGAGCATGAATGGGAGGTGCTAGATGCTGAACAGCAGACTTTGCGAACTGTATATGGTCGTGATAAGCACTTCTCATTCAGGCCACTTGAGAAGTTAGGTCTGCGATTTCGACGACGTCTAACAATTTCAGCATTGTGCACGCCTGTGAAGCCGTGCTTGCAAGTGGCTGATGGCATCCGACAGGTCGTCCAGTCACCCACTGGCCTCGTTGTACGTGATACCTGCGGTAACCGCTGGTATGCAGCAGTGACCGTACCGTCGCTGACCCAACTGCACGACCCCGACTTAGGTGACCTTTGGTTTGCAAATGTCGAGGTTACTGAACTCTCCACCCCTGTGCTCACTGAAGCAACGGTTGGTGAGGTGTTCCCATGACAATCGTACCAAATGCATTACTTGACCTCAATGCAACAAGTCGTGCAGCATCATGGGTGTTCGAGTTGTATGAAAATGGTAATGCACAGGGTACTCTCCAGCTCCTAGATCGCCAGTCACCACCCTCGCTATCAGTTGATACGTCTCGTGCCATCAAGCGGACTCTCACAGGGCTGTCATTCTTACCTGATGAGATCACTGACATCAATGTTATCAAGGCAAGCATCAAACTGTGGATGCAATTATCTGATGGTACGGTGTGGCCACAAGGAGTGTTTCTCTTCAGTGATGTAAGTCGGAATGTCGTGACGAATAAGAATGGAACGACGTTCTCAGTTGGTGAAGCATCCCTCGTTGACCAATTACTGATCGTCGATCAGGAGCTTGATCGGTCAGTATCATACGCGCCCGGGCAGATTATCACAGATGCAATTGCTTCATTGATGGCTGAGCTACCGATTGCATATGAAATACAGCCTTCATCGGCGCAAGTGAATACGGTTGAAGCCATCTCGTGGACAATCGGTACACGGCGTTTACGTATCATTAACGAACTCGCTATGATGATCGGGTACCATGACTTGTACTTCGATAACAATGGTGTAGGACGCTTAGGACCATTGCCGGATCCTGATGCAGTATCTGCTGATCAAATCTTAACGTATCGTACCGGGCAACGAACGTTTCTCGGAAGCATCACGCGTAGTACGAATATTCTTGACCTACCAAACCGCTTTGTGATCGTCAATAATGGCCCGACTGACGTACCTGTGGTTGGTGTTTATGACATACCTGCTGATGCACCACATAGCTTTGAGAATCGTGGATTCTTTGTCACACGTGTTGAACTTGCCCAGGGGATTGCATCGGCAGCCGATGCTGAATATGCCGCACTGCAGCTTTCAAGACAGTGGCGATTTCCGTTTGAAACTGTTGAGTTCTCAGGGCCAGCAGATCCCCGTCATGATCACTATCAGATCATAGACTTTGAAGAGCAGCGATTTCTCGAATTAAGTCATACTATGACACTCCTTGATGGTTCTGATCATCAGCATACATTGCGACGTATTTCACCGCCACGATTGGAAGGGCACGTATGACGCACGAACAACTGATGCAGTCCACAGCGCAGTTAGCTGTTCAACGAGCACTCACGTCTACGCAACAACCGGTGTTTCGTCACGGCACTGTTATCGAGCTGAACATTGACACGTACATTCACTTCATTCAGCTTGATGCCGATGGAATTACGATTCAAGCACATGATACGACACAACTCGGCGTGAATGTCAACGATCGAGTAACGGTCGTCTTCACGCCCCCGCATCAAGCTCTCATTGTCGGTATGCCTCGTCATGATCCGTGGCACCTAGTGGGGACACCTCAGCAGGTGCAGTTTCATGCGGGTTGGGGTAACCTAGCTGGCGTTGGTGATTTCGGTCAGGACCTCTACCCCAAGACGATGTTCAAGCGTATGGGTCAACTGGTCACGGTTCGTGGGACATGTGAACGATCATCAGGTACCGATGTCAACATCTTCGAGCTGCCGGTGGGCTATCGTCCACGGAGTAGACTACTCTTCGGTGCTCACAATTCATTCGCCGGTGCGGAGGTGATCCTGGTTACACCCGGCGGTTTCGTTCAGACACCGGCCAGCATATCACCGATCGTGTTCCACAACATACACTTCATGACGAGCTAGTAAGTGAGAGGACCCCTATGAAGGTCTGTGTGTTTCCAGCCGATGTCTGGGGATGTGGTTATTACAGACTCATCTGGCCAGCACGGGTGCTGCAGAGTCAAGGGTATGACGTCGAGGTTATCATGCCTGGCGACGGGAGTGGCATTAGGGGCATCACCTATGAAGGTCAGTTGCAGTCGATCGAGCTCGGTCGCGACGCCGATGTCTACGTGTTTCAGCGGCCAACTAACGTGCACCTGGCTAAGCTCATCGAGCACCTGGTGGAGAATGGTCGGACGGTCGTCGTTGACATGGATGACGACCTGTCTTCTATTCATCCGGGGAACGTAGCATTCAAGCTACTCCACCCTCGTAACTCACCCGGAAACAACTGGCAGCACGCCCAGGTCGCGTGCCGGGCCGCGACGTTGGTAACCGTATCGACTGAGGGACTACAGGAGCGCTACGGCGCTGGCAACTCGCGTGTGCTGAAGAACTGCGTGCCACGATCCTTCCTCGACCTCGAGCGGACCGAGCACGCTGAACCGTCGTGGGGTTGGCCTGGCGCGGTGCACTCACATCCTGATGATCTGCCGATCATTGCTGGAGCGGTCCAGCATCAAACGCTTCGAGACTCGTTTCTGATCGTCGGCTATCCAGACGGTACGGGTCAGGCGCTCGGCCTCCCTGAGGACGCTCGAGCGACTGGTCGCGTAGAGTTCAGCCACTGGTCTGAGGCGTTACTGCACCTTGATGTTGGCGTGGCTCCACTTGCGGAGAGTAGATTCAACCTGGCGAAGTCGTGGCTGAAACCACTAGAGCTCTCAGCGGTTGGCTGCCCCTGGGTCGCCTCAGACATCGGCGAGTACCGAGTCTTACATGCGCTCCAACCTGAGGCTGGTGTGCTGGTCGATCGTCGAACGAGGTCCTGGGTACGAGCCCTCAACCGTCTGCTCACAGACGAACGTGCTCGCCAGGAAGCCGGTGAAGCGGCCCGTGCACTGGCGAGCACGTTGACGATTGAAGAACATGCTTGGCGCTGGATCGAGACGTGGAGTGCGGCTTACGAGATCACCCAGCATCGATCACGGTTGAAGGGACAGACGAAGCTTGAACCGGTTCTTTCACGTATCGGCTTAACTTCATCGAACAGCTGATGTAGTGCTGTGGACCCAGTCATTCACGATGTGCGTAGCGTATTGCGGGCGATCCGCACTAGATGGATCGTTGAGTATCATCCATCCGCGATAAGTCAGGCTGGTTCTACAGGTGTCTCGCCACCACGGTAGATACGGACCAGGACTATTGGGTGATGAAGGGAACCATCGGATCACGGGTTGTAGCTCTCAGTCATCAGGTCACTGAACGCCATCGCGCCACCCGGTGATAGGTGACCGGCAAACCAACCGGGTCGACCATCAGCGTGATACTCGACGGGCAGGCTAGCACCGCAGCATGGATCTCCATAAGCGGGTTCGGGCATCGTAAGTGGCCACACCTTGAAGCTAACCGTCGGGCCGAATGCCTCGGCGCACATGCGCCACGGCCACTGCTCAGGTGCGGCCATCGAAGGTGGTGTGTACTGAGCAAGGAGCGTGAACCGATCGGCGTTCGCGGGTACCGTCAGATTCCAGTGATGCACGTTGATGACATGGCGAGCGCCAGCGTAGATGTTCTGTGTTACCGAGATGAACTCAGTGCCGTTGAAATGCAAGATTGCGCCCGGCTGGTCGATTGGACCGGTGTGACCCTGCCATGTGGCGCATGAGCTATTGACGTACGTGTCTGGGCCCTCAATCGTGAACCCGGCTCGGGTGTTCCCGCCACCGTTCGTTGAGGGTGCGTGCACGACAATAAACGCAGCGTCTCCGGCAACTGCGAACGAATCGGCTGGGTAGTCACCATCAGCGGTGATGCCGATGAGGCCGTACGAGGTGTCAGACGTGACAATCCCGGGGTCACCGTAATAGCAACCGGCGCCGATGAGGATGGTGACGATGGCGAGTAGAATGTTCTTCTTCACTTCAATCTCCGAACTAGGCTGGTAGTCACGACGCTGATTGCCACGACGACCATGAGTATGTTCACGCTACAACCCATGCGAGGCTTGAAGCGTGCGTACGGTCGAACTCTCATCGGTCCCTTCTCCTACGTTCTTGTTCATCTCGAATTCGTTGTGCTACTTCGGCAGCATGTTTATCACGTGCTTGCTGTTCTCTCAGTCGATCCTGCTTTGCAGCTTCAACCCTATCAGCAAAGTCTTTAGCAGCCTTCTCTTCTCTTAACCGTTTCGCTTCAAGCGCATCCTTAAGGTTCCGATCACCTTGACGCCTTTGAAATTCAGTATTGACAAGGTTATCTACATGTTCATAGTCATCGTAGTTGTCAGGTCGTTGACGAAACCGTTCTGGATCTTTACTAGGCGGATCAGGCTTCTTAGGCTTACCGGAGTTTCTCGGATCTTTGCGCCTGGGCACTGTGAGTCTCTTTCAGTCTTATGGTCACAGTTAAAGTGAGTCTTGCTAGTGCTGAGAGTATCCGCATCTCGACGTTGACCGAACCCACGCCACATGTGTTCGGGCGCCTGCACTAGCAAGACTCACGGTTGTGAGGGATCACGATCTGCCCTCACACTGGTGACACTGCGCCACTGACTCCGCGCCCGGAGAGGGGGTCACCTGTACGTACTTTATGCTGTAAGCAGCAACCGCGCGGTGCGGTCGACGGCCTTGTGCGTGAGGCCATCAAAGTTCTGCGTCCAGCGGGCTTCCGCCGTCCGGCGGTCGCCGCCACGCACGTGCTCGTAGTGCTCGCTGACCGCGTTCAACACGCCCCACCCATTGCCCTGATAACCATTCCGCGTCGAGCTGGTGTACGTGTTCATGATCGCGGAGACGTAAGTCTCCTGGTCCTTGACGTAAGAATGCTGCTCCTTGACGAGCTCGGTGATGAGCTTCTCGGTCGCCTCGACATCGATGTCGATGTCAGCCAGCCGCTTCGCCATCTCAGCGAATTCAGTGTCGTAGGCCTCCGCACCCGTGATGAGTGCCTGGACCTGCTCCATCTTCGACCGCATGTTCTTCGTGTGGCGGATCGACCAGCGCTGTGCAGCGTTGCCACCATAAGCGCCGCCCTTACCGAAGGTCGATAGCGTCAGCGCGTTCATGCACGTTCCACGCAGCGCCATCCGAAGGACCTCCAGTGCACGCGAACCGTCGTGGCTGGTGCGCACCACGGTGTACATATCGTGGTGATCTTCGCCCAACACCTCGAGCGTCTTGTGTCCGGGAACCTGCACGACCATGAAGGCCTGCTTCCCGAACTTGAGGTTGCCGCCGGCGACGAAGTCAAGCTCACCGACCGAGAGGAAGTCGAACGCATCCCGGTACTGGAGCGCCTCGTAAGTCGAGGACACTGTGCCCAGGGGCTCCTCGGTGTCGACTCGAACGACCTTCTTCTTCGAAGGGTCGATGCGCCACGTGCCGGTGGTCGTCTGATAGCCCTCCTTGCGGAGCTCGACGTCGAAGTCGAGTTTGGCCAATGTGAGCGCGTCGCTCAGAGACTGGGCTTCGTCGACTCGGTGGCCAATCTTCATCCAGGGGACGTCACGCTGGGTAAACGTGACCTCTTCGTGAATCGTATCTGTCACAGTGTTCTCCTCATCTAAGTACGGGGATTGTGGAGAGTCGAACCGCCTTCGTGTTCGCGTTTCCCGGTCGAACCGGAGCAGGACCTGGCCATACTTTAGGGCCGCCTCCCGGCGATTCGACTCTCCACAAGCTGGAACCAGAGTCGAGAGGGAGATTCCCGCCCCCAACCTAGGCCTTCCGCATCCGCCCTCAAGCGGTACGTAGCCTTGACGTTGGAGGGATCTCCGGGGCTGAGGCCTCTCGGCGGCCCCGGTTCCAACTTGTTAAGTACATTGTATCAGGAGGATCACTGTCTGACAACCACCAAACGGAAGATTCTCTGTGACACCAGTTGGTGTCATCAATCGATGATCGGCAGACCCTGCTCGAAGCGCACCACGTCGTGCTCGTAGACCACCGTGCCGTGAGGACCGCAGTGCGTCGCAGTGTACGTCTTCAGCAGTTGGTTGTAATAGCGTCCATCGCACACCGCAACGGTCTGACCGCTCATCCACTGGATGAACGCGTCGTACTGCTCACCGAGCCGCTCTCGCAGCTCGTCGTCGGTTATCCCAAACTTACACTGACGTTCGGCTCCGGGCCATGTCAAGGTCACGGGATGAGATCCTCCAGCTCATCGGCCGCAGCTTCAAGTACTGCGGTTCGCTCCTCACGACTGAGTTTGTGCGGCTCTCGGAGCAGCACACGGAGC